AGAAATATCAAACTCTAAAATACGGCAAAATTCCACGATAAGCAACCTTTTTCGTTAAAAAATTGATCCGCTGTGAGTCTTGAGTATCAGGGCTTACAGAGTCAACCGCCTGACCTCAGACCTCTCAGGCCCGCACACGTTTGCTTCTCCATTTTGGTCCGGTATTTCCCTGTTCCGAACCGCTTGGACTTCCGTTCGTACACGTATGCAAATAGCTCGATTGCATACTGAAAATCGGTCGTCGAAAGATAGCACCGAACCCGCCTGAACATTTCCGTTCCTTGTTCGTTGCGCTTGTATTTCTTGACCCACTTCAAGCCTTTCAAGTCCATGTCGAAATCTGCATAAATACCACGCACTCTGTAAACCAACCTAAAGAGGAATGCCACAATTTCGGCATCACGGACGAGAAAGAACGTGGTGTTCCACTGTCTCTCTGTACTCGACGTATGCCTAGTGAAACACACGACATCGCGGAAGTAGCCTTTCGTTAACTCGATGGCTCGTTCGTAGTATTGAATCTTCTTCTGCATCTTTCGCCGGTCGCGCACAACTTCATTCGCAAGCGTTTCGAGTAACGCATCTTCTTGGTACAGTGCGAGGTTCGACTTGGGACCAATTGTAAATTCCAAGCCGCAATGGTTACACCGGCCTTCCTTACACTCTCGCTTTCCAAGTGTCTTGTCACACTTGGGACAGTTGATACCCACACTCATACCGGATACCTCGCACCCGTCTGTCGTTCGTACTCGGTCTTGATGAGAGGCGACACACGCGACACAATCGTTTCATCCTTGCCGCGCTTGCACTCCCGCAGGAACTTACGAGCCATCGCGTTCAATACCAGTTTCGCGCTAACCCCTTTCAATCCCATGCGTCTGAGCTTTGCGACAGTTGAGGTTATCTGTTCGCGAACCTCTTCGTCGTACTCGACGGTCCACTTGCTGTAGCCATCAGAACGACCTGGTCGACCGCTCCTTCCCATTCTACCTGTCATGATGTACTCCTTTTGGTAAACGTGTTACAGACCTCTTCTCTGTTCGGTCTAGTGGGTAAAAGGTAATCCTGCAAAGGCACCGTATGGCTTTCAACCATGTTCCGTATTCGATTCACGGGAACCTCGTCAATGTCTTTCGTTCCCTGTACTTGAACCACATTTACGTCACCTTCGTTCAGCATTCCTTTCCAATCTTCAATCATCGTCGTGCCGCCTTGATCGGCATCCGGTACGATTGTGTATTTTCTACCCGGAAATAACTTTACAATATGTCTGAGCTTGGCCTTGTACAGCCGGTTGTTTATCATTCCATAAGCATTGTACCCGGCCTCTCTCATTCGCCACGCATCGAAAATGCCCTCTGTGAAATACGGGTCTTCCTGTTCATAACCCTCAACCACTCCCCAAACGTCATACAGAATTTGGCCCTCTGGCATGTACTTGAACTTCTCAGCGGGTGACGGTGGGTAAATCCACCGCTCTGCTATGTTCACGATCTGTCTGCCCTCTATGATAGGGATTGTGAGACTGCACAGATAATTGTTATAGCCGACGAAATGTTCTTCCATGATGTCACGATTGAAGTTTCGCCGCTCCACGAATTCCTTGATTGAAGGATCGGCATTTTTCCAATCACGGCTGTACTGCGTGCTGAGTTGAAACGCTGGCCGTTCTTTTTTCACGAAACGACCTTTCACCTGTTTCGATACACCGTCGACCGGTATGCTGCACAGCCGTTCGACGTAATCCTTTGCCTCGTTGTAAGACATGCCCATAAAGGCGCTCACGAGGTCTACGAGCGTTCCTTTCGCGCCGCAACCGAAGCACTGGAATATCAATTTGTCCTTGCTCAGAAAGCAAGACGGCGCTTTGTCGAGGTGAAAAGGATCTGGACATTCGATGCGGTAGTCCGCGCCTACGCTGTTACACTCTCGCAACTTGAGTTCTTTTTTCAGAAGATCGTACAAGTTGATGTGCTGTGCAATGATTTCGAGGTCGATCATTTGCCACCCGCGTCTGCCGCTATCTGTACCAATAAGTCCAGGTAGCCAACTTGATCGTCACTGATACCATTCTTTTTGAATTGGTTCTGCATGTTACACACGGCATCGACATGATATTGTTTCTTGAACAGCGCCAGGTTTCTAAGAAGGTACACGAACTTGTCTTCTACCGCCTTGGGTGTCGCCCGTGCCTCTATCGGTGCCGGTGGTTTCTTCTTGCGTACGAAACCCATTCTATGCGTCCTCCGGTTCCGAAACATATGTCATCGCTGGTGTGAAGTCGAACAGGACTTTGATATTTCCACCGCCCATCCTTTGTTTCGCAACGATCACCTCGATTTCTTCAGTGTCCATGTAATCTCTGTCCTCCTGGTCTTCCTCTGCATCCTGGTAGTAGCGCGGCCTGTAGAGAAAGAAGATGTTGTCCGCAACCTCTTCGTAGCCACCGGCATCTTTCAACTCTTTCATACGCGGTCGTTTGTTCTTCCGGCGTTCGGCCTCTCGACTGATCTGCACGACGAGTATTTGATGTACGTCTAGGTCTTTACCCATCGCTTGCATTTGGTCGAGCGATTCGTTCAGCATGTCAGCCGTACTAGTATTCCTACGACCTCGTAAACGGAGTTTCTTGAACAGGTCGTAGGCTACGACCTTCACATGGTACTTTTCGCGTAGAATCCGCACCTCGCGCCTTATACCGGCGATTGTCTGTGTTGATGCGGTGTAAAAATAAAGTGGCAAATGTTTCAGGAATTCCTTTGCCCGTTTCTCTCGTGCACGCATTTCCGGTGTGAGCTTGTCGCGGGCCTTCACGATGAAGATGATTGGCACTTCAGCCAGGATCGCAACCGCTCTGTCGTAATTCGAGATATGATCCATTTCCAGATTGTAGACCGCACAAGGAATACCCATGCACGCCAACCTAAGAAGGGAGTTCAGTAAAAATGCACTCTTCGCCATACCAGGACGACCGGCCAGGATTGTCATTTTCTTTGGGCAGTAACCGTCTGTCAGCACACGGTCAAGCCGCTTGTACCCGACACCTTGGAACACCGCACCCGCTTCACGGTCCTTTAGAATCTGCGTATGTTCCGCATCGACGACACGGGCAGAAATGAAACGGAAATCCGATGTCATCTGTTGATCTTCAACGAAGTCTCGAACCGTTGCAAGCTCTGTCAACACCTCGTCAATTTGCACCGTTGGCTTTGCGAGGTTGCTCAATAGGTCCGGTAACAGGTAGACGCTCAACACGTCCTTAACCTTGTCGGCCTTCAGTTTCTTCAAGTGGTGCGCGTAATCTTCCGCTGCAGCTTTCCCTTGGAACACGTCTGCGATCTGTCCCATGTATTCGAGCGTGAGTTTCGCGCCGCCTTCGTACTTGGCCTTGATACTGTCGAGCGTGTCGAGGTCGAGCGTCAAGCCTTCACGCAGGGCGTATTGTACGCACTCACAGAGGACGCGATGATTTACGAACAGGAATTGCTTTGGGTCGAGGTCATCGAGCAGGACGGCTGTACTAGGGTCGTTCAGAGCGTGGCCTAGAAGGTACTGTTCGTTGTTCGAGTCGATTGGAATGATGCGCTTTCGCTCTTCCGTTTCTTCTGTTTTCTCTTTCCGCTTGAAACCCATCAGGACACCTCAACGCCAACATGTCTTTCCCAGAACGAGATTTTCTTTTCGGCACTGAGCTTGTTGTACCGGCTCTCGACACACGAGCAAATTGCAAGGCTTGGCTTCATCGCGTCTGGACCTTTCATCGGTTTGTACTTGTCCACAGTCTTACCCTTTCGCATTCCCTTGTACGACTGACCACGGGCCACCATGACCGTTCCACGACCTATACAGGTTCCACAGCCTTTCTTGGCAAGTTCGGCGCACGCTTCACGGTCCATCTCTTCCGGGTATTTTACCGGCGCTCCGTCGCTATCAACAGCGGTTCCCCACGGGTTGCGGAACTTCACACGCCTGTCGGCTTCGGCTTTCAGTTCATCCATGCTTTTCGGTTCGTCCATTTCCGTTCTCCTTTTTTCCCTCGACGTACACGAAGGAACTGTCCGTTATGATTTCGTATATGAATCCCGGTCTGTCCGATGGCTTGTCTCTCACAAGGACTTTGGGACCATACGCGCTCATGAATATGTTTCGCTTACCACTGAAGCACCGGTTCTTGAATAGGTTGTTTATCACCGCTCTGCTTTGCGCCGTTCCCTTTCCGGCAAGACAGAATTCGTGTCCACCCTCGACAACGAGAAAGTCAACGGCTTCGAGCTTTTCGAGGTCCACCACTTCGGTCGTCGTGTTCTGGAATTTGCTCTGTTCGAGAGCGGCGATAATTATTTCTTCACTCGTGACGAATGACGCGCTGTAGGCGTGATTCAAAATCAGGTCGCGTACAAAGATCGTGGACAGGATCACACGGTATGTGGCATTCCTGCATACGACAGTCGTATCAGTCATTGCATCCATGACCGTTTCCGGTCGCATGTTCGTCAGCCTTTGGAACTCGGACACGTTCGCGGCAAGAAGTTGAAGTCCCTTGAGGTCGTCGCACTCGATGTTCCAATGTCGTTTCGGCGCTCTCGATTTACGGAACATGTGCAGCCGCCGCTTGTAATCCGCGCACCGTTTGCAAGAACATAATCGACCGTCTTCACCGTGAAGCGATGGTAGGACGCTATCACGCCGTTTTACCACTCTCGTATTGTTACATTCAGGGCAATCCGGCAATACGTTCAAGTCAATTGTCATCGCGCTTGCTCCACAACGAAATGTCCTCGTTGAATTCCATCTTGTCGCGGTTGTAATCGGTGTCGTCCACGGCTGTCTTGTCCACGTCGGAAAAGTCCGGTGCCTTTGCCGCTTCGTTCACAACGAACCGAAGAAACTGTTTCACCTTTGCGGCTTGCGTATCGTGTATGTTCCTGCGGAACCCGATATAGCTGTAATACGCGGCTGACAGTACCTCTGGCTTGTGAATGGCTAACGAGGTGAGGAAACGTAACGTAGACTTCGTACTCAGTCGTAACTTGAGATGATCTAACAGGGTGTAGAACTTGTCCTTGTCCAGACCTGTATCGTTTGACAGTTTCTCGATGAGCTTGTTTGTAATGTCTGCCGTCCTCGCCTTCACTAACGAAGGGTTGCGATTTGCTGGCATTGGTTCGACCTCCGATAAAAACATTTTCATTCCTCCCTTAGTTTTCAAATTGGTATTCAATTCACGCACGCGAAACCCATCATAGCTGCGGGTACTGGCGAATTTGAGCACAGGAGGGAAATTGGTGGCACACTTTGACCGGGCCTTCTTAACAGTAACCAATAATATATATTATATATAATATATATATATTGGTTACTGTAGGTGGCTGGTCTAGAGGGCTTTCCAGATTCGTCTGTACGCGGGATTTGACAGTATTCGTGGATTTCGCAAAATGACATTTTCTTAGTCCTCCGGTTCTAAATCGATCACTGAAAAGTTTTGGTCCTTGAACCATTTGGCAACTTTCCTGCGAACCGAGCGGAAACCGGGGCACTCACGAGTCTTCGTTACGAGTTCTTCGTCATCGAAATAGATTTCGTAGACATGATCGTAATGCCACCAAACACGACAGTATTCTTTGTCGCCATGTACGCGGCGACCTCTGCCGATCATTTGTTTGATAAGTCCAAAGTTTGGTGTCCAGAAACAGATATGAACCGCGCTGATAGGAGGGACATCAAGACCCTCTGCTGCGATCTGTTTGTTTGCGACAAGAGCTTGGACAGAACCGGCCTTCAGCTTGTTCTTAATGCGCTCACGTTCATCAGCGTGGACGTGTCCAGATATTTCTTCGACTTCAATGTGGTTTAGTGCGAGCAACGAGACTAGATATTTAGCATGGTAAACACGTTCTGTCAATAACAGCGGAACGAAACCCTCTTCGATGTCCATAAGTGTTCTATCGACGATCTTTTTGTTTCTTATGATGTCCTTGGCAATCGCGGCGGCCAAGGTCGAGTGCTGATCGGCAAACTCTGTGAAGTTGTACTTGGCACCGGTCTTCGCCATCATGACCTTACACGGTACGAGGCGACCGCTCAGTTCGAGGTCATCCGTGGTGACTTTGTGGAACACTCTTCCGAGATACGCGTGAACTATGAAGTTCTTACCGTCTCTTCGGTTCGGTGTCGCTGTAAGTCCTATCTCGTAACGTGCTGCGATGTTCCGCATGAGTAACATGTACGTGTCCGCGCCGCAGTGGTGCGCCTCGTCCATGAGGCATATGCTGTAGTGCTTTCTAACGAAGTCCCATTGTTTGGCATTAAACTTGCTTAGGGTCTGCACGGTCGCCACTGTAATGTCACCGTGGAACTTCTTACCACCACCGATCTGCCCAATTTTGAATCGTCCGTGGAGCTTGCTACCGAGTTCCGAAATCCACTGTTTGAACAGGTCGAGGGTATGGACCACGATGAGTGTTCGGCGTTGATGCTCTGCGATGAACATACAACCGGCGACCGTCTTACCAGCACCGCACGGAGCTTCATCCAAGCCTTGTTCGTTTTCCGTCATGGCCTCGACCATTGCCTGTTGATACCAGAACGGAGTGATACCGGGTGCCAGGTCGACATCGATTGTTTCAGTCGACCATGTCCGGTCGTCTTGTAGCTCGAACGGTTCGCCGTACTTGTCGGCCAATTCCCTTGCCATCCGGCCTGTACCGCGTGGAATGATAATTCCTTCATCCCATTGCTGATACATCTTGATTCGGTGTGGTATGTTGTGAACCGAATACCCCATGGCTTTCTTCTTCTGCCATTCCGGGTTCGGCTTGTCGAGAAAGGCTTTTAGCTCTTTTACGATATTTCGATTTTCTGTTTTTATATAAATTTGCTCTCTAACTCTTGCTATCATTGAAACCCCGTGAGCGTGGTTTAAAAAGGTAATAGGGTTTTACCTCTCACGGAAAATCAAATCAATTGAAAAAAGATTGATCCGAGGTGACGACTTGGCAGCGGGTAAAGAAAATGAAACGCGGCTGGAAAACCGCTATTGGTAGGGTTTACCGGGGTTTATTGTTTCTCGTCGAGCTTCGATTTTTCAAGCTCTTCCAGAATCTTGTTTTCGACATAGACAACTTGGCCTCGTAGCATCGTCAGTTCCTGTGCCTTCTTGCCAAGTTCGGTATTGATTTTCTCTTGCAACATAATCATTTCCGAAACGTATAGACGCTCTTTGTCTGCCATGTCCTTCCGCTCCATAAGGAGGGTTCCGAGGGCGTTGCCCTCGAAAATGGCAGGGTTCTTATCGAACTGTAGGAGAAGGGCAGCGACTTGCTTATTCGTAAGGGATTTCAAGTTATCGCCTCAATGGAATGATGTCAATGAAAATGCAACGGGGAGAACCGCATTAAAGCCGCTCTCCCCATCTGCCATTGTCGGCTGTATCATCGCTCCACCCGGTTGCTTTCTGTTCCGAAGAACTTACTCACTCGTTGCTTGTGCTCCACAGCTTCCAGCGACGAAGGACAGATTACCAAGTCTGAGAAAACAAGTCAAATAAAAAAGAGAGGGCGTGCCGTGTGCCCTCTCTTTCCTTGCTTACCTAATGTTCGATTCTTTTGGAGCCTTTCAGCCTGGTAATTTCAAGGGTTCTTTCTTTGGTCTGAACACCGCCTTCCAATGCTCGAAGAGCGCGACCGCTCCCACGTTGGATGCCATAAGGCCGGCACCTATCGCGGTGAGAATGTCCACGCCTCCTACGATTGATAAAAGGATTCCACCGATGAGTCCCAGGGTAATCAGGATGGCACGTTTAATGACCGCAGAGCGTTCACCGAACCATCCATTACACCAGGGCATTTTCAATACACCGATGACGAGGTTGATACCAACGACGAACAGGACAGCCACGCCACCGGTTCTCCATTGGAAAATGATCCACTTGGCATGCTCGAACAGGTCGTTCAAGTCCGGCTGCTTTGGCATCACCGGCCTCTCGGCACCGTATCCGAATGTGCTGAACACAAGGAACAACACGGATGTGCCGAGAAGTGCAAGAAGGGGAATAAACAGTCTCTTCATAGAACCTCCTATAGTTTGGGTTTGTATTTCCAGAACGTAAAAACGTCATGTCCTACATCACCGTGTATCATTTTCCTTGTCGTGCGTCCATCGCCAACACCGTTAAAGAGGTGACAAAACCAATACAGCTCTTGATCATGGCCGATGAGCGGTATGTCGAAACCCTCTCCTGTGAGGTGCGTGGAATTCTCTTTCCCGCCTTCATCTGCATTGTGTCGTCCGCAACGGAACGCACTGATCGGTGAGTACCCGTGCTGTCGTAGAGCGCGTAGTAATTCGAGCCGCGTTACGCCGTGCATATCAATGACTGTGCGGTCGCAACTGGAATAACTACACTTACAGTCCAGTTCGTATGACCAGAAGTGTTCTGTAAGTTGGATGCGTGCGCCCTTTGGTACAACGATCCTGGTGTTTGGCATGTAGAGTGCTGTCATGTGCCGTCCTCTTCTTCGATGTCTTGGACTTTCGTTGTGAGCGCGTCGAACTTCTTCTCGAACTTGTCGAGGCGTGAGTGTGCGGCTGCAGCTTGGTCGCCGATCTTCTGTACTTGCAAACTGATCGACTTGTCCATGTCATTGAGCTGTTTCAACAGAGCATCATCTTTGTCCTTCAGTTTTTCTTGCAGCGTTTCGTACTTGTCCAAGAGCGCCGCCATTCCCTTGTCGTAGCTCTCTTTCATTTTGTCCTGCGTGCTAAGAAAGCGACGAACCGAAAGCCAGAACCAAGGAATGAAAATGATGTTCGCAATCACGGCTACAACGGTGACTGTGACCATGTACGGTTTCACATCACCGCTCGCGGCCCTGGCTGCTACTGTGGCTGCGAATGTTGACCCGCCTACGATGAGGGCCACCATTCCAATAAAATAACGCATACCCGTTTCCTCGTTAGATTAGGGCGCTGTCGGCCAGGTGTATTCGTCGAGGACTAATTCGTCGATTGCGGTTGCGTGTTCTTCGTCTTCTGCGTGGTCTTTGAAACCTTCGGTTACGTCACGCAGGGCCACCACGTAGTCCTTGACATCGCCTGTATCAACCCGCACCGTGATGGTAAGGTCATTAACCATCACATCGCTGTCGGCGAATTTGGCGGCTCTGAGAGCGCGTAGCTGATCCAATTTGGCATCGCGTGCGGCGGTCAATTTGGCGGCGGTCTCGTCCGTGTCCTCGATCACAACCCACTCTTCGATGTGCGCGTAGGTCTCGTCTTCGGGGTCCACGTAAACGGTGTCCTCACCTTCCTTTTCCCATCGTTCGCTTTTGGTTTGTAGGCCGTTCACTTCGTGATCCAGTTCGCCTGGAATCTCCAAGTGTAGGCAATGGGGCTGCACTGACATGTGACCGAAGTGTTTGCTCTGCTGGCCCTCGGAAAGCCCGTAGTACGGGGTCTGTGCGCGGTCTGCGTGAACAGATGTGTCGTAGACACTTTCCGCTCTCAGGGGGCCAAGTTCCGATTCACTTACTACTGGAAAGATTCCTACGTTCATGTGCTATTCCTCCTATCGCTTGAAAGCGTTCGTGTGTTTAAAGCTCTGCGTCTGCTTCGTAAATGCCTCTTACTTGTAATGACTCCCCAACAGATGGAGCCCAACCAGATATTCCACTCACATAGAAAGCTGCCCCGTCTACCGTTTTGGTTGCGAAACTCGGAGCATATTCAGCAGTTACATTTCCCTTCGTCCACTCCCAAACAGCAGTGAAATCGTCTACTCGCTTGTAGCCAATCATGCCCGGTGCGACTCTCATAGTCGTGGGGAATTCGAGACTCCCCCAATCAGCAACATTTGCCCCGGTAACAATGACAGAGCCACGGTATAGATTATTGATTTTGACGAAATACCGCTGACACAAAGCAAGCTCTTGTCCATACGGACGTGGTACGAACGGGGTCGCTGTGTTGCCCGGTTCGAGCTTGACACCCGTGATACGGAATATTGCGGTTGCGCTGTCTGTCCAATCCACATTGTTCGGTGAACCTACTTGTGCGTTGAGCGGCTCCGTAACCCATTCATCCATCGGCTGTGCGGTTTGTTTATTGGAGCCTACAGCCAGAACTATTCCAATAGCAATTCCTATTCCGGTCCATTCGTCCCATACAATTAGCGAATCTGCAAACGGTATAACGATCTCTTTCTTCTCCCACACGTTTGCCTGATTGATCGTCATTTCGTGGTAGAATTGTGTGGCCCACGTAGCACCTTTCAAGAACACCGTGTAGATACCGACCTTGGAAGACTTGACCCAGAAGGACAACACGCCTGTCTTGTCGTGTAATACTTTCGAGTCATACCCTTCTATGTTGTAGCTGAGGAACACTCTGGAATCGGCACCCGCTGAACCGATCTCTTTGTTTTCTATTTGTGCCGAACTAGAAAACCCGTCTGGTGCGTCTCCCGAACGAGCGACAATTGGCCTTGTTGAAAATCCGTTGTCCTTCTGATACCAACGAAAACGATCTACGGGGTGATGATACTCGGCATCATTCAACGTGAACGAACTGCCCCGTTGTGCAATCCGCATGTCACCGTTGATGATGACGTTGCGGTCCCAATACAGGGCCTCACGCGGGTCGTGTAGGTTTGCTTGTGCGTCCATATTTTATTTCCTTCTCTTAGAAGTCTGCGTCGGCTTCCCAATTGAAACCAATTCTTCCTTCTCCCGAAGAAGAAGCTCTCCGCATTTGGAACACGACATTATTCAAATTGTAGACGACCCAACTCGCTTCGTTGGAACCCCATCCACCATGGGTTACATTGTGAACAAGGTCATCCCCGCGTGTCACCGCCCAGAATTCAAAACCCGGTGTCGTTCTCATTGGTATGGGAAAAACGAAACTGTTGGCTATCCTGGCCGGTAGCGCATCCGAATGGTACACCATCCAAAATCCGCTGGTACTCTTGGCCATTATTTGTAAGTACCGTTGACACAGTGCAAGCTCACTTTGGATGTCCAGGCCAGCCCTGCGGAACGGTGCTTCTGTGCGGTCTCCTAACAGGAGTTGTGCGCCGCCGAATAGGAATTCGTTGTCAACATGGTCCATGAAGTTGACTTGGTTTGCTGTCGACCACTTGCTCGTTTCTGGTATCCACTGGCCGGGTGATCCTGTTTGAAAGGCACTTCCGGCCATGAAAGCAATCATGACTTGTACCCCTGTGCCAGTAGTAACATCCCATACACCATCGGCGTCAAATGTCACCACGAAGTTCTTCCGCACCCACTGATTCAACTCGGACGCTTCGATTACCATTTCAGTCACGTATGACCGACTAGATGCGTTCCTAAATGTTACGCCATACGTCCCTTCTTTGTTCGTCTTGACCAGCAAGGAAAGCGTGACTTTCTGGTTTTTCAGATTCGCAAAATCGTACCCTTCTACCGCTTGATAAAGGGTTTGGAAATCCGACGACCCAACCGAGGCATCTATCACCGTGCAATCAAGTTTCATTGAGTACACGGAATTGAAACCGCTCAAGCTGAACGGTGGTACGTCAGTCGAACGGGTCCATGTTCGGCTGAATCCCCCTCCGTGTGACTGTTTCCAACGGTCTGCAACGTAGCCGTTCACCGGCAAACCGCTCGTTCCACGTTGCCAGAAATCCATCATGCCGTTTATGATCCAGTTGCGTTCATGTCGATCAATTCTCGGTGTCAAGCTCATATCAAGCCTCTCCTACCAGATAGATACTTCTTCGTGTTCTGGAAGTTCTTCGACGGTGACATACGTGTACGGTATTGTAGCACTTCCAGTGATAAATGAGCCGGTCAGCGAATCAACGTAAAATGTTAAATCCGTTGTCGTCATCTTGTGTATGATACACGCTGAGTGTACTCCGCCGCCAGCGGTCGCGGTATCGGCATGTCTAATATCGGCTCGTGATATCTCTTCAGAACCGTCCTTAAATTGTAATATAACGTAGTTGTCCCCCGGCTGACACTCGTGTAGGAATTGGCCGTAAATTCTGTATGTCTTCCCTACTTCCAGCGTGTACGAAAGTTCCGGGATAACTACCGCGTCTGTAGTGTGGTTAGCTGTCAGTTGCTTCTTCTGCCAGCGTGTCGGTTTTCTAACGAGAGGTAACATGTTGCTCTCCTATGGTGTCAAGCTCAGGCCCGGTATGTAAATTGGAATCTTGAGTATTCGGCTATAATGATCGCCCGAATCTGCATTTGAGCCAGACCAGGAACCGTTGTGAACTGTTACTCTGAGATTTCTTTCGACCCCATCTCCGACAAAGAACCACGTCTTGTTAAACGCCATCTTAACCGGATAAGAGCCATGTGGCTGGTTATCTATTTCAGCCTTAAAGAATCTACCATCTGTTGGGTGATCGTCAACGGTGCTATCTCTCAAATAAAAGAGAGCGTGAATAAAAGCACCATTCCCTAGTCCAAACATGGTTGTAGATACGGTCCACACATACGCATATCCCACTTCAGGGGTAAATTGATAACGTACAAAGTCAGCCGAACCTACACCTACTCCACCGCCCGGTGTAAGTGCTGGCGTTCCTATGCTACTCGTGTTGATTTCTTCTGCCCGCAGTGCATTGAACAGTCCGTGGTTGATACGGTTCTTCGCCACCTGATCGCCGAACTGCTTCAGGTTCAGGTCGTTCGGAACGCCGTCAAAGTAGCTCGTATCAAGGTCTGAGATTGCGGCAAGCACGGGAACCATTTGGTCGATCTGTCCTTGCAATACTTCCTGTCGGCTTTCCCATCCGGTTGCCGGTCGCTCTATAATGAGGCCGTTGGAAAAGACAGCCCACGGTGTATCCTGTGTCGGTGCCTCGTTCATTCGTAACAATGCACCCCATCCATCACCCGCTTCGATCTCCTGGTAGTTCCCGCCACTCGCGCCGTTCCCAGGATTGCGAAATACTAAAGAGGGTTTCGCGCCGTACATCAAACGCACCTCACCGACTTGCTCTGTAGAGTATCGGTTGATGCGAAACGGTTTTCCTACGTTGATGTCAGTCTCACCGGCAAGGAGTACACCCGTTGCTACGAGCGCCTGACCGTCGATGGCTTGTACGCCACTTCGTTGAACCGGTTCGACCGTTCCAAGAAACACTTCGTCTTGTGCTGCGGTGAAGTCTCGGAACTCGATGCGAGTGTTCGAGGTGATACGGTACGCAAGGTAACGCATCAACTCACCACGAAGAGAGCTTACCACTTTCAGGTTCGCCGGGTTCGCCCTGAGAGCCGCGCTTGACAGGACCGCGCCGCTTGGGTTCACGAAGTCGCCGAAGTCCGTTGGCCTCGTTAGGTTCATCAGGTCGATACCTGTTTCGCCTGCGTTCGCTTGATGTGCGAACTCGACTTTCGATTGCATGAGGCCCGGTGCCTTCTGTGTGCTCAAGTCCTTCTTTACGAGGGACGTTGGGTTCTTTGTCGTTGCGCTCATAGTCGCTCCTGTTATGCGGAAAGCCGCTTCGCCCAGATAGTTCTTGCTGTATCACTCGCGTAGATATTGAAAGTTCCTTGCCCACCTGTCAAGTGGGTCATAGCCATATTGAGATAATAATTTGTCGGTACTGCAAGAATTTGTTTCCTCTGTGATGTGCATGTTCCGGCGCTGTCAGATGAACACGGATTCGTATTACTCGAAGACCTGTGTAAGAGAGTTCTCGCGAATCCGTCAGCACTACATCCAGGATCATTAGACCCGCCAGGTCCGCCGTTAACAGTCCCTAGAGTCATTATTGATCTCATGAATGTCACATCTGCCGGACTATCATATCTGTTCATCTGGGCTGTCGCCTCGTAGCCCACTATCCAATCACCTGCTGGAATAAGAAGCAGGTGATTATTTCCATTATAGAAGAATCCCAACGACGGATTCGGTTTATAACTTAGGTCATCTCGATAACTTTCGATATAGACCTGTTCTCTATCGTCTTGGAACACGATCATGATATCTGTTCCGCTTGCGGCAGAATAGAACCCACTGTCCAACTTACGCCACACTGTGAACCCCGCAGGACCGCTCGCACTCAAGCTCGCCACGAGGCCCACGTTCCCGCCTTGCTTGACGAAATAAACGTAGTAGCGTTGACCACCAACCGAGTACGAACCGTTGTCGATTCCACCGAATCCGCTCACCGCTGTTTGGCACAGCACAGTGGACACGTCGAATTGCTGACCGCCAATGATTGGAAAAGACGGTCCAATAGAAACCTCCCCCGGCTGTGATAGCACTAGGGGTGCAATGCTTTCAGGTATGAGAACTTGTCCCATGTGTGTTCTCCTTGTTTACAATTCTGCGTCTAATGAAAAATGATAACCGGCCACGTCTTCAACCCACACGGCTCTTCCGACGTTCAAAGGCTGCTCTCCGGCAGGAACGATCCACATCCTACAAGACCTTGTACCCGATTCTGCAATCCCTGCGGAAGTAGAATTTACCCAAGAACCCCATAATTCGACATGTGTCTGCCCGCTGATATGGGCCGTCGGGGGTATTCTCATTTCTGGATAGCGCAAGGTACCGAAAAACGAATATCCCAGATACATATAACCTGATACGATCATCTCTCCACGGTTTGCGATGCGGTTGTAATACCGTTTACATAACAAGGCTTCGTCTGCTGTCAACCTTGGTATAAAGGGGGATGGCACCGTTCCAATTTCCACTTTGACACCTGTAAATTCGATGTAGTCGCCAATGGTAACGGGTGCCAATCCACCTGTTTCAGATGATATCCAAAGGTGGACTTGAACCTGTGTTGCCACTGCACTTAGCGTTACGGGGAGTACAAGCCGTTGCCAGCTTTCGTCGCCGGGATGCGTGGTGTCTTTTGGATGTGACGACACGCCATCGCTCAACATCAATCTTGCATACGGTGTGTTTGATTTGACATATGCTGACACAACAACGGGAAGACCGGCCAACAGATCGTAGTCTTCAATCATCTGTGATGCCCCATTAACAGCATCAAAGGCATCGTCTATCAGTGCTATCTTTATCGACTTACTACCGGACAGTTGCGGCGGTTGCGCGACAGAGACCTGCTGAATAGAACCATCTTCGCCTATCTCTTTCGTTTTCCATCTATCGAGTGAATAAGCACCTTCATTGGCACCCAAAGCACTATCAGTGACAGGACTTGTGTAGTCACCACGCTGTGCGATTCGCATGTCACCGTTGATAATCCAGTTGTTCCGGTCCCTACCAAGAACCGCCAATAAGTTTCTATCCATGTCTTGCTCCTACGGAGTCAGTTCGTAAATTTCCACTTCGTTCGCATCGTTCACCGTGATCTCGATCATGGTTCCATCCGGTCGTCGTTGCAATCGACCTCGACCGGCCACACTCATGTCAACGTCTGCATCCATGGAACCCAAGTGATTCGCGGCTAACAGAGCGCGGTTGAAATCTGAGTTGTCGATTACTCGTCGTACCTCTTCTTCGGTTGCCTGTACGAACCACAAGGTCACGTTGTCCATACCGTAGAAAGTGTTCACCGGGAACACACACGTTCGACCTTGTGCGCTCCATGCACCGTATCGAATAACCTGCGCGGTCTCGATCACGAACACGGACATCCACTTCGGTTCGATGAGAAACGGAAGTTCAAATTCATTCAAATTGTCATTCGTGCCATGAAAACGCACCGCGTGAAAGTGTGATGGTTTTTCCAATACGCTCACGGTTCCGACATCGTAGAAAATACCGTAACCGGCGACCTGATGTGTTCCTGTGGTGCCAGCGTACACACGCACTCGCAAACCTTGCTCATATCCGAGCAAGTTGTAAATTCCATGTGCACCTACGAAGGATGACCAAGTGGCTCCGTTCCACCCGATAATGGATGGTGAAGGTGCGGCGGCTCCATCGGTTGGAATTAAGACCTCATCGACACCATTTACCCACGAGTCTTTATAATCCTGGTCGGTCGAGAAATGAAGGAAATAATCGCCCTCTACGACGAGGTGGGCGCTGTAAACGAGTTCGTTGGCACCAGCGGCAAGGTCGGCCACAAGTATCGCAGGAGAGGCCCACACGGTCTCTGAGGTATCTGGATCGGTCGCCGTCTTTTTGAGCAAACGGGCGAAAATTACACCCGCTGGCGTGCCGGTCTTGTTCAGGTGTATTCTTACCTGACTTACAACTCGTGGATTTGCGATGGTTGGAATTTGCTGTGCGATCTGTCCTGTAGTGATTCCATCGTCGAACCTGAGTGCGCCGGTCGCTTCGCTTAGAGGGTGTTCGGCTACAACTTCGCGGTATTCTTCGACCTCGATCACGCGGCTGATAAGTTCGCCCGTTCCGAACAAAGTCCATGTGTCGAGCGGGTCTTCTTCTGCCGAGTCGCCGTTGGCATCGTCGTCCAAGTAGGTGTACAGACGATTGCTACCGTCCGCGCTGTCCTTGTACGCTTGTGTCGTTTCGACGAGAAACCAATACGTGCCAGCTTCGAGGCCGTCCGCAATCTCTTCGAGCCAGAGGCCACCGGAATTCACTTCGTTCACTGATTTCCATCGGCCTGTCCACAGAACGTCTGTCTTGTCTGGTAATCCGGTGTCCTCGCCTACGACCTTGAAACGATAATGACCCGCAGGAGAACCGACACGGCCAAGGAACATGCTGCATTTCGTGAATGCCAACGCTCCTGCGAGAGTGAACCTGTAGGCGAGTGATAGCGTGGTTGTCAATTGTTCGGTGATGTCTAGGTCGAGGTGTTCACGTATCGTCGCGCCCGTTTCGGCAAAATCTGTACCGAAAGTGTGCTCACCGTACACCGTGTCGGTATCTTGATGACGCTCTGCAATCATCCGTTGCCAGGTGTTTCCTTGATTCCTGCTTACCTCTGTGAGCGGCTGTGCATCGACCGAACCTTCTTTATAGAACAGGCTCAATTCGCATCGTTCCAAGATCGAAAGAGCCGTCTTGAATTGGTCGTCCATGTGCTCGATGGATTGCAGATATTCCGGCGCACCTAGAACGTGTTCGAGGTCGACGGTCTTGTCGATCACGTTGAACTCGCCCGTGAGTACATCGATTTTGGTTTCTTTGTCAGAGCTTATGATATTGGCTGTTGCACGCTCGAAGATGCTATTTTCTAGTTGGTTTTTCAGGCGTTCGAGAAGTTCGTTCGCGTCACCCGTCCCACCGCCACCGGTTCCACCCATCGGTAGCAACCTGATGTCAGTCTTTACAGGGGCGACGAATTCCCACACGCCGGGTGTGCTGTTGTTCCGAAGAAGCCACACGAGGCGATGATACGATTCGTCTGTGAAGGCCGGGTAGCCGACGAGAAGCGGGTTCGCGTTCGTGACTCCCCAAACCGCGTACCATTTTCCTTTCGGAAGTACGGGCCGAAGCTCGATGCCCATGAGAATGTATTCACTTGCAGGAACGGCAACGCTTGACGCAGGATCGTTCTCGAAGTCGCCGGTAGTCGCGCCGTCTGCGATGTCCAGTGTACTTTCACCGGGGTCCATTTCGATACCACCAAGACGAGGAACCGCTTTCTTGAACGCGGTTTGCATTCCCTGTTCTTTGTTGGTTTCATAATCCTGTTTCGTCGCGGCCTCGATTGTCAACAAGGTGCCAACGAGCTTCACATCGAACGGGTTGTCCGCGTGCTTCTCTAAGATGGCAAGTTGATTCGACAGGCGTTCGCCCGGTGCAAGGCCGAGCTTTTCGCGTGCGGTGCGGTCATGTATTTGATGATGTTCCATGCTCTACATTCCTTGTGGTTCAAGCCTGAACGTGAAACGTATCTTCTCTGGAAAACTCCTGAGAATCTTCACGGTCTTGCTCAAGTCGTTCGTGTCGCCAACCTCTACGAAGTCTTGGCGCATGATTTTCGCACCGGCTCCAAGGTTTACCGTCTGTCCGGTTGCGATTCTGAATTGCTTGGAACCGTTGACATCCGAGACTGACCCGATGATAGGAAATTCGTTTGAGTCTACATCTACGAAACGGTCTTCCGGTCGTACAAGCCCAAGCTCTGTTACGTTTGGTACTTCAACGACACCCGTTCCGGTCGTGTACGTGTCCGGGTTGAACGAGGGCGCGATTTCCACGGCTTCTCGTTCGAGTTTTTCGCCTTCGGTGTGCAAGGTGAGTCGTCCGCTTCCGACCTGATAGTAACGGTCTACGGTGCCGTCTCGTTCGTCTTGCGGAAGGTCCATTGTATCCTCGACGGCGACCGCTGGTGCAAGGTACGTTTCCTCGTAAGCAAAACCGCCTTCGTGGATGACTGCGTTTGCATGTCCGCTCGTTGCAACCCGTCGACTAAGAGAGGACGAGAAACAATCGTGTAATTTGATTGTCTTGTTCTTACCGACACCGACCGCTGTGATACTGTCCAACCGGGTATCATAGAGGTTGCATTCCGATGTCGGGTTCGTTGCAGTTTTGCCGAAAGTGATACCATTTCCTGAATTCATGAGGACACGGGAAACGGTAAGTTCGTCGGAATTGTTCTGCGACTCGAAGACAATGGACCCGCTGTTCACGCGGTTCCGACTGTCCGTTAGGTTGAGTCTGATCCACTGGCCCGCCGCGCCGTGTACGACCTCGATGCAGTTTGTACCGGATGCGAGAAGTTGGCAACGGTCGATTGTGACTTCCATTCCCTTCGTCGCGCCCGTGTTGTCGATCTTGATGACAGGTCCGGCACCAGTGTTTTGCAAGATCATGTCGAACAGTCGAGCTTGCATGTACGAACCGCTCGTGGTGCCATCGAAAGTGATTTCGATGATTGGATCGGCGAGGTTGCCGGTGATTTTATTCTCACCGCCAAGACCAAGCCAATTGTAGTTCTTGTTGAATGCGAGTTTCGCCGACACCGTGTAAGCCTTTGGTGCCAGGATTCCCAAGCCGCCATCGGGTGGCCGTATCAATGATGCTTTCAATTCGGTTGTGGTGTTGATCCAATTGTACCCGGAAGGAAGGTCCGAGATTTGCCCTATGTCGCCATCCTCTAGGCGCAACACACCGTCTCGGAATATAAGGATATTGCCATGTGCAATAGCTAGAATCATAATTTGGTTATCGAAATCTCCCAGGTAGTCCGGTCTCAGGTCTCCTTGGTTGAAGACCGCCTTGGAAAGTTCGAGGTTTGTACGCTGTAACCACGCTCCTTTCGAGGTGGTAAATGCAGACAGGTCAATTGGATTTACACCGTCCCACACAATCACTTTTTCACCGACCGGTGCGCCGTTTATCAAACCCGTAATTTGGTTTGAATCTGCGTCACCTACGATAATGGAATCTCCATCGTTTAAGTCGCTCGTATCATTTACCCAAAGCTCACCGGACGCTGTGCCGTTGATTGTCACCGGTTGCCGTGTCCACAACTTCGTGTAGAGTACATCGTTGTTGGCAATACTTGACTGAGTACCAGCCGCGATGGAAAACACTCCGCGAAAAGGATTGATGATTTCAAATGCGCTACTCCACTCCATTTCTCCGGTGTCGTAACTCACCTGTCCACCACCACGCAGAAGGATTCCGTTGCGTTCAAGTTGGTACTTCATGAACTCGGTTAGAATCGAGATGCTACTTGTGATGTTCAGTGGTATTTCAACTTGGTCCGACCAGTCGAAAGTTGTCGGGCTACTGCCCGCGCCCACACCTATGAAATTACCGAAGTAAGCATAGTATTCATCTGTCCGTAAGTCCTCTGTCGTAATGGTCACACCGAACAGGAATGACTCGTAATCCGAAGGCTCTACGGAAGGCTCAACACCCTGGCCGAGAGTCCCGGCCAGGGTGATGATATTGTTCCCACTCAACACGAAGGACGTTGCCGCCACCGTGTATGCACTCAGGTCGTCGGCTGTGCTGATACGGGCGTAACCCGCTCCACCGCTTTCGTCCGCTCCGACTGATACAACAGTTGTAGTTGTGGGAGACGTTGGAGCCTTATCTACTGTAAGGGTTTGGCCGCCAGTGAAATGTAATTTCAGCTCGTTCGGCACGTCGAAGTAATTGGCTCCACCGTCATGGTCAAAGGTTACAGACTGCGGCGAAACTACCGCGTCTTCAAATACGTTTCCTGTCGCCTGTGATACAGGGGTTTTCAGCCATACACGGACAGTTCGACCGGTCTGCGGAATGCTCTTACACACGCCGTTTACATTGAACTGCAAGAGACTGTTGTAATAGCTTGCTGCCAACGGTTCTGCGCGTTCGCCGATCTGCTCTCTGTTCAGTGAATGCTTGATAACACCCGTTCGCACGTTGATTTCCGTGCCTTCGGGAAGATAGTTGAACCGAATTCCAGAATGATATTTGGTTCCGAGTAAATTCTCGAATGGAATTTCATCTCGCTTCGTGTCGTCGAGCTTCAGGATTCGACCGTGACCGTCATCAGCTTCGAGCTGTGGCCCGTTGCCATCGCCTACGGTAGTTTCGCCCGGTGTCAAAAAGCTCACCGTGTCGACCGCTGTACTCACGCCTAGTACGGGATACGTGTAAACGCCAGAGGTCGGTACTAATTTCTGATGATCTTCCAGAATTAGGTTGTGAATGTAATCCAGGAAATTCGTTGTGATATGTTGCTGAGTAAGGAACTTCTTCAAAAATATAATGACTTTATCATAACCTGTACTCATTGATCGCTCCGTAGAATTCCGCTATAATAACGGGTTTGGATTTATCCTATCACTTTCCAGTGGCATTTGGAACATCTCAGTTTCAGAACACCACAGCTCACTTCCCGTGGGTGCGTATAGTGCAAGCGTTCCCTTGGTAAAGTTTGCGTCATCCGCGATAAACAAGGGATTGGAATCTAAGAAGGCCCGTAAGGTAACAATGCCAGTGTCTTCGTTCTCGATACAGGATACCATAAGCATGTAATACGAAGTGTAGAGTGGAAGGTTTGCCGGTTCCACGTCAACCTCGACCGGTGGTGCAAGGTCCGAACGCACGCCCGCAACGGACTTTTCAAAGTATGCCATTCTCGTGTCCGAGTCCAATCTGTACGCGTAAAAATTGTTCTCATCTTGTACCAAAAAACGCAATTCGATTTCATGTCCCGCACGAATCGAACATCGGAATTGCGAAAGGTAATTTGTCCAATCGCTGGCACCGCCTACCTGGACGTGTTCGAGTGAACTCTCATTCAAGTGCAAGACCTTGAGACCGTCAACGTCTTCGACGAAAGCAGAACCTTGTATGGTCGTGAACTGCCCTTTCCCGAACTCGAAATCATCGTAGAAGTCGATGTACCGCGTGTTCAAGCGTTCACTCGAAGGTCGCATCAAATTCAGCAGCCTTTGTGTTAGCTGTCTGTCTAGCGTTCCATCGTCTACAACTCGAATGTCCATCTGGAATTCGTCAAGCTCTTCGGCTCGATATTCGAGGAAATTGGTTGCCGGGTGTACGATTGTGGCTTGCGTCACATCATAGCGTGCGTCCTTTGTAACGCGGAGTGCATCGAGGCCACCCCACATTCCACCCGCACCTATTTGGTCCGAGCCTACGAAGACATCGGCCAAATTATTGATGTTCGCTCTGACGAAACCACCGTTCAGGGCTTCGTTTACGATCCGCGTTTCGTCGACCCAAATTGACGTTTCGCCGTTCAACCCTACCAGCCAATCGACGACCCACGCGACCTTGTGCCACGCATCGTCGTCGAGGTCGACCCCTGCGGGTATCGTATTGAATTGAATGATCGTGCCATCTGAAATCGTGTACGTGATTTCGTTGTTTGCGGTATCGATCAGTAAACTTACCTCACGACCAAGAACCGTGTCGGCCTGATAGAACAGGTGTTTGCTCCATTCCTTGCTTGTGCGTATCTGTCCCTCGATTGTATGACCGTTCGACCAATCGAAATGTGACTTTCCAGGAAACCGCATGTAGAAATCATTCATGCGTAGGAAATAATCACTCTGAGAAAATGGACCGCCTTCCATGAAAGCGTGATACCCGTGCGGCTGGCCTTCGTTGCGGTACTCGCTACCGTCGTTCAGATTTTGCTCTTCAAATTGAAGCAACATGAGAGCCGCGCCTTCTGTCGATTGCTCTGTCCAACCCGGTAGAGAGATGATCCAAGCGTCTTCGCCAAGCTGTTCTTCTCCGATGGCTTTCTCACCGACGACCATACGGTAGTCGAACCAATTGAAGATTCTGGAATTGAAACCGGTGAAGAGCCGAATGATATTTGCAAAGCCAAGCTCGATACCTTTCTGTCTCCACAGCGGCACAGCGAGTAGAATGATTTTACGAAGGTCGTCAACCGCGAGACCTTGTGTGATGTTGTCCAGTTCCTTCGTTAGTCCTACGATGTCCTTCAGATAGTAAAGTAATTCCTCTGGGCACTTCTCAGGATCGAAGATTTCAGGCAACGCTAACAAGGCTGTCATGTGGTCTTCCCACACTTGCTGTGGCCCTTGTAGATAGCGTTCTACAAAGTTATCTTCCGCTTCGTCCGGCACACGAATTGGCTTGTGCAGGAACTTGAAAATATCATGCGGAAAGTTCGGATCAATTTTTGACATAATCAGCTCACCGATACGTTGATGTTACCTGGGAACGGAAGCTCACGAAGTGCAAGCGGTACGTCCGCTGCGGGTGTCGTGATAACAATGTTCTTGATGTTCACCGGGTCGACCTCGTTGATGACAGTGAAGAGTAATGCAACCCGTACATACTCTGTCGTGTCGACCGTCGAGAAGTTCCAACGTGATGTCGTGCCGTCGCTGTACTTGGCTTCCGGGTTGAGATAATTCTGTAGAGCGTTTTCGATTTCGGTCTTGTTTCCACCCTGCGTGCTGGCCGTTACGTCGATGACTCGTTTCGTATAATTGACGACCGTTACCTCATGGTTTGCCAAGAGAACGCCCTTGATACCAAGGGTTTTGTCTCCGTTGAAATACCGTTCGACTTCCAGCCGTTCATTCACAGAGAGTTGATTTCCACCTTGACCTACGACGATCAGTTCGATGGTTTTGGGGCCGAAGGTTTCTTCGATTGCCTGTGCACGAGAGATGAGTTTCGAGCCGGTCGAGGTCGTGTAATTCTCGGCAAGGTATTCGATGTCGCTCGTGGTGATACCGCGTTCCAAAACGCGGATAGAGGCCGGACCTTCGATCTTTACACGCGCCAGGTCTTCGGGTGTGCTCCCTTCCTTAGCGACCCATCCAGAGGCTTGACGTGGGTTCCAAATGCGATTCACGAAACCGATGCCGGCCTTGTTGACCGTGATCGTTTCGGCTCCTACGTTGCCGTCTACGTCCGCTCCTGTGCGATATTCCACGCGCACATTATCGACACCGGGTGCGGGTATTTTCCCACGGATACCATCGCCGAACTTGATAATCACGGTGTCGTCCGCTTTGATGTCTACCGTGTAATCCTTGCTGTTATTGTTTGACGAGAGGAAATTGTCTTTCTCTGACCAAGCCGTAAAGCCCGTTCCCTCGTCGATCTCAACGACGAGTGAGCCTTGAATGAGAGGGCCAAACGAGAGTGTAAATTCTTGGTTCTTCGCACCGTCAGAGCTTCCAAGTGGATTCTCTGTACGAAACTGTCCCTGCGTTTGATCTGTCTTCAGATATTGTGCGGCATCATCGATTCGTATTCGGTCAATTGCTGCACTCGTCGGCGTACTAACAGAGACGATTCGGTATCTCAGGAAATAGCCGTTGTAGAGGGAGTTCAGGGTTTGCTTGTACCATTGAGAGGTGAGCGTTTCGGGTAACTCATACGTGACCGCTTCGTCAATGGTCATGTTTCCGGTGCCGTCGATCAGGTCTTCCAGAGGTTGCCAGAGAGAGCCAATCACGTAATCATCAGCGGTCGTACTCGGTGAGCTTTGACCGAGAAGGCCACGAGTTTCGATGTAATTTACACCGCTGTCGTAGAAGCTGATAGCGTTCTCGAAAACGGATGTCTCCTGTAACTTAACCTGGACAACGGTTCCGCTGTAGTCTGTACCAGCCGGTAACAGGCTCGACACATCGACACGGAGTTTCGAGCCGAGGTTTGAAACCGCGTTCGGTGTATCATCTTCCAGTTCACCATCGAAATATTCCCACACGCCTGTGATACCACTTGCCGGTGTGTCGAAAACGAAAGTGAGCTTGTCTTGTTGAATGTGTTTGTGCGCGATGTAAAGTGCATCGCCTACCTTGGGGTCTGCGAATACTGTGAACGGCGCTGCATCCGTGTTGGCCTGTCCTGCATAGTTTACCGAGTACGTTCCATCGCTCACTTCGAGGTTGTCCGTTGCACCGTCATTCTCGACCATAATCATTGTCGTGGTGTCGTCGAGGTTGACGAGATTCACTTGGTTGCCTGTTACGAGCGCAAGTATCTTTCCATCAATGGACGTGTCCGTACTGGTATTCACTGCGTCTGCGATGTTCTGTGCGGTATCGGCCATCGTAACACCCGCGACGAAATCAACACCGTACACGAATGTAACGGTATTGATTTTGAATGAATCGCCAATGTCGAACACATTATCGATCACTCGCACGACGGCTGCAGCCCACGAGAAAACGTAGCTCACTTGGTCGGTGCGGTCTATGGTGTGGTCGTCGTCCGATTCGTAAATGATCTGCGGCGTTTCTTCCGTTTCCTCGTTAGCCGATTGGCTGTACTGCGGCACGAATTGTACGGTTGATGTGAAGACCTTGGACAGTTCGTAAATCACCGGCACGCTTGCGGGTGACGCTTGTGCCAGCTTGTACCCGATGAGACGTAACTGAAGCCGAACCGACTCCAAGAGCTTCGCGGTTGGAAGCAAACTTTCGTTCGCCACCACGTCGAGAAGAACATGGCTGTAATGTCCGACCAGAGCGAAGGCCCGCTCAAGTTGGACATACGGTTCGTATTGGTTCTCGTCAGTAATTTCCGGTGCGTTCTGTCTCCTGTATTGAATCAAGAGTTTCAGAATGTCAGGATAATACAGACTCGAATAATCAATGGTTGGAACTTCTACGAGTTGTCCTGCCATATGCGTATCTCCTACTTACCTAGTCCGAGTGAGCTAACAGGCTCATCGAAGTCCAGTGGATTTCCAGTTTCAAGATTCATGTACTCGAACGCAACGTGCATTTCCTCTACCTGTGAATCCTGTTCAAACACGGGGTCGAGGTCGATACCAGGAGGTAGTATTTTCATGCGTCCCATCAGCGGTTTCAATACCCGCGTGATTTCTTCTTCGATGTCACTCTTGCTGGCCTTGTCGTTGATACGAAAAACCATCTTAGGCTGAATGCCGAGGTCTTGGAATGGGTTGTCATCGTCGCCTTCTTGCAACGCCTGTAGAATGAGCTTGTGCAGTTGCGCGTCACTGTTTTCGATCTTCGCACCGCCGCCCTTGTTGACGGTCATCGGTATTGAAAGTCCTGTAACTGTCATGCCTAACCCCTTTGCTCACTGGCCTTGCGGGCTTCATAATGTTCTTGACAGAGGAACAGTTTTGTGGCTGCAATCGTGGTATCAGCGTTTGCCCTTTTCATAATATACTCTTTTTTCGTCTGTGTGCTCAAGGACTTTCCACAATCGTGGCACGTCCATTCCTCTGTCCATTTGAGTTTACCTACCATGTCCGTTCCTAACTTAATGTACCGTCACCTTGTCCGGTCCCTGGTACAACGGGCGCACCCGGTGGTACTGGTGAACCTGTAATGACTACGTTCCCTATCGCGTTGTCTAACGAAGCTGCCAACGTGTCTCCGATGATCTCGGCAATGTCCGGCCAACTGTCGCCGACGAACCCCGCGAGAATACCCGCGCTCTTGATCGCCTCTCCCATCGCCGTTCCATCCACCACGATTGAACCGGCTTCGAGAATGCCACCGCCCGCGAAGACGAAAGACTTTGGCGGTGCGTGTACCGTGCTGAGTAACGCGAGTGCTATTTCGAGTACCCACGACTGAGCAACCGCATCGCAGATGTCCGGTAAGCTATCCGCTTCGGGCGTTGCGGCGAGTGCGATTTGTAGAGCACTGAACAGATCAGCCGAAATGGCAGAATCCGAAACGCCCGAAAGACCTACACCCGTTCCAACGCCCGCGCCCGGTGTCGAGCCTGTATCAGATGTGGTAAACGGTTTCCCTACGAGGTTATCGATTGCACCGTCACCGACAGACGAACAGATATCAGGCCACGAGTCGCCTGGAAAGGCTCCAATGCCTTGCATCGTGTTCGCCATGTTCGCGCCGGTCATCGGCATATTATTTCTCTCCCATTTCTTCGAGCTTCGCCCATAGAGCTTTGATCTCTGGCATCAACGGTTGTAGGTCTTCGTGACATACATCTCGTTGAATCTTTTCGACACCGACCACAAGCCGAATCACGAAACATCTTTCTTGCAGGTCTTTCAACTTTGGCATTTGAACAATTTCGACCTTGCCGGTATTGATGTTCTGTCGTTTCTGCGGCACCGTAACGGAAACTTTCTGCGGGTGTTCCTTCATCTCTACGAGCGGCATACCAGGCTTCTTGGGGTCTTCCAAGAACTTGCCGTCCTTGTCCGTTACGGGTGTCGGAACCTTTACTTTCTTGATTTCAAAAACCGGTTCCGTCTGCGGGTTTATATACGTGCGTTTACCACACTTGTCACAATTCCATTTATTCATGCAAGTAATGCCCTCCATGTTTCGGCTGCTTGCGCGTTTGGTCCACCGCCCATGTACAGTGCCATCATCGTGTAGTTATTGAAAGAGAGGCCCGACAAGACTTGATCTTTCAGTTCCTTTTTAATCAGAGCTGTTCCACCTGGACCTAGTGGTACATTCAGAAACCACACGCCAGCCATTTCATCCAAGCTACCGATGAGGTCGACAATCGCTTGCAAGGCAACGATACGAGCGTTCAGGTCGTCTATCTTCTTCTGCAATGCGTCAATCAATTTTGTCATTACATCGTCGGCAACCAACATGTAGCCTTTGATGAGTGCGAGTGTTTCGCCCATGTCTTTCTGCAACTGTCCGATGTATTCAATTTGGTTGAACTTGAAGCTCGACCAATCGGGGTTGAAAGAGCGTGTCTTCGGGTTCTGTGCCAGCTCGACACGTTGAATGAGAATTTCAAACTCTTTCGTTTTCCAGAACACACCGAGCTTTTTCAATATCTCGTAAAAGAGAATGATGTCCGGTGCGGTTATCAGTAGACCGAACGCGGCTACGTTTGCACCGTCTGAGAAGATGGGCCTTTGCTCGTCGCCGGTATCATCGAAAGAGTTGACTGCGAAGTTGATTGCCTGTGCCGGTGTGACCTTTGGTATTCCGAGTTTGTCGATTGTTAAACCGCGCCGGTTCACGTTGAACGGTGTTACAAATAACTCGAAGACACCCGCGCCGAATAAATCGTTCATGAGGTTTTCGAGTTCGGTTACGAGCGCGGACATGATCGCTTTGAATAGGTCAGAACCCGCTTGGTAGTAAATCTTTACGATGTCCAACGCATCGGAAATGATACCAAGTGTAGTTGCCACCGAATTCCCGGCGACCGTTAAATCAGCCAGTATCGCCTGAACCTCTGGTGGTAGCGGCGGTGCTAGGTCTACTTGCTGCCATGACATTTATCAGTCTCCTAAGTTTATATGTACCATCCTCGACCTCGTGATTTCTTATCTTCACTAGGCCGTCACGGATTCGTTCCAATGACCCTTTTAGTTTCGTTGCTTTCAATCCTTTTTTCCAACCCATATCAGCCCGCTAAGAGAGTCGGTACACCGATGTGCGGTGCGCCTGTTATAGTGTCCACGATTGGTGCCGTGAGGTTCGTAAGAACCTGTCCAAGCGGTGCGCCCAAGGTGATTGTCGTTCCAAGCATGATGACATTTCCCGCAGGATCGACAGCCATATTTCCCAATGGATTTCCAGCGAGAAATGTACCCGCTTGCGTTTGCAAAGTCATCGCACCCGCAATCAAATTCACGAGGTATTGGCCCGCAAGAATTTGAACCTCTTCGCCTACGGTTGCAATGGTTGTCTTCCGTCCGAGTCCGACTGTACGCTCTTCCGTACCGGCAATCAGATCGGCACGATTGCCACCGACCGTTGAGTTTCGGTTCGAGATGATCGATTCGCTTTTACTACCGCCACACGTTTCGGCAATACCGCCGCCTACACTTACCTCTTTCGAGCCGCTGATATTTTGCGTGACCAACCCGTACTCTTGGTTTACCTCACCGCCCACAGAGTCTAGGCGTGTACCATCCGTTGTGATTTCTTCTCCACCATAATAGTGGCGTGTACTCTTGCCTCTTATTTCTACGACCTCATCTTTCACTACACGTCGAGTGAAATTACCACTCGTCCACCACACGAAGTCCCTGTAGAAAGAGAACGCCGCCAGCTTGTCCACTTCGATTTCGAGATCACCGCGAACGCCCATCAGGAAATCTGAATAAGGATCAATATCGAAACCTGTACCGCCCGTGTGTCTCAGGCGTACCAGCTCTTCATTCAAAGTGTCGTCGAATAAGAATTGATGTCTGGCCCGTGTGATCCACCCTTTCCGATTCGGGTAATTGATTTTGAACTCATCATCAAGCGGCGTGTCTGGATTGTACCACGAGGCCAGCACACGAGGTCGCGGGTTGTCCAGCTCTTCGTCAAGCTCAATGAGAAGACTGTCACCGACTTCGGGAACCCAAAATTGGCCGATGGTTCCAAACGGTGGGTCCGCTGGTAATGGGTACTCACCGTCGAGCAACGTGTTCGCCTCGAAGTAAACACCACCGCGTAACGTGTCCGCACTAACAGAGGAAGTCTGTTCGGCGCTTGTCTTGCCGCTTGCCTTTTCGACATTTCTCGTTACGATTCCGATGTGGTATTCTTTCGCCATTATGCGCTTTCCTCAAGTAACACCCGTCGAGCTTCGATGTGGGTGTTGTAACCATTTTCGTCGAATATGTGTCGGACCTTTTTGAAATAATATCGTCCGTTGAAGAATGCCCCAAGACCCGCGAACGTGTGGACCTGGCGAGACTTCAGAAGAGCGTTACCGTTGACACGCCCGTTGCCATTGATGAAATCCCTTGCGATCTTCTTCATGTGTAGGATCAGATATTTCTTCGCGTCCTCCGCATTATTGAAGACCTTCTTAGAAATGATTTCTACCGTCTCTCCGAAAGCCTTCTGTGTCATCGCCGCACCAGATATTGCAGCGTCCTTCTTTAGAAGCGTGTCGGCATTTGCGCCGCCAAATTTGATGTCTTTTTGCTTCTTCATGAAGTCGTCCATCGACAATGTGACATCGATTTTCTTGTTCGATACCTTGTCGAATGCAACGACTTTGTATTTCGTGAACTGCGTTGCGAGGGAAAGTTTCGGCTTAAAACCCCGCAGTACAGCCGTCATGGGCTTTGGAACTGTGAATGATTGCTCGACATCGAAGGGCGTGTCGCCTTCACCGTGCTCGAACGTAAAGAGCGGTTTGCTTTGGTCTGTCGGTGGCTCGAAGAACAGCTCGAAACGTTTCTGTTTGAAATCGTACTTGCTATAGACATCGAAACTGTTCAATTTGGCAATCTCTTGCAAGAAAGCGAGGTCAGTGGTTCCACGCTTCTGCGTGCGTATCTTCTTGCTCGTCGTCTTGCGGATACCACGGTTCAAAGCCGAATCGGTTTGCGAAACAATCATGTTCCACTTGATTCCATAATTCTGCACAATTTGATGATCCGAAATTCCCTTGTGGATTTCTCCCTTTTCGCTTTTCGGTATCGAGAGCTTGTGGAGGTGGTCGTAACAGGTGATAGCGAGCTTTGGAGGCCCGGTTTCAGGAAAATCGGGGTCTAGGTCGACTATATAAGCCGAGCCGATGTAGTCGATTTGGTCGCCGTACCCGCCGCGCAAAGTAACGATATTTCCGGGCGCGAAAAGTTTCATATTGATAACGTCCGCACTGATACCGCCTATGACCGGCTTGCTGTACTCCAAATTGATTTTCATCGAAGACACTTTGTCGCTTTCGTCCTCGAACTCTACACTCTTAATCATGCTGTAGAAGTCCGGCGCGAGAGCTTCGCCATTGATCTTCAATTCGTAATTCGGTGCAAATAAATCAGCTTGTGGCATTCAAATTCCTACACGAAAATAGTTTTGTTCGTTCCTCTGAGTGCGAATTGATCTGAAATTACTTGTCGATTTACAAGTGCGTCTTTCAGGAATTCGCTCTGCGGTGTTACGTCAACACCGGCCAGGTCCACAGCGTCCACAAGGTCGATGATGTCACCCGTTTCGAGTGCAGATTTTATCTGGCTGAGAGGTTGTTGGTAATACACTCTTCGGAGTACATCGCCTGATAGAGCGTCCTCGTACTCGATGCGTGCGATTTCTTCAAAGGTCTGTCCTTGCTTGATGACCATACGCTTTCCCTTGCTGTGAAGAGAAGCGTTTGGAATGTTGATCTTTCCCAAGCTATTTGAGATACCCGCCGCCGCTAAAGCAATTCCAAGACCCGTCTTTATCAACGATGCAACGGTCATTCCATCTTGTTTCGTGGGTAACTCTTCGATGACTTCGAGTGCCATGTTGAAGGTCGCACCGCGAATTGCACCGCTGTCTCTGCGAGGTCTGTCGTAAACGATTCCACCGGGCGACTTGACAAAGCACATCATGGCTATTTCGGTTCCGGCCTGGAAGCGAAAGATTGGAGCGCGTTTCAGAGCGGGGTCACGCTTGGCGAAACTCTTGAGTTGTCTGATACCGGTCTTCACGTTCTTCAGTGTATTCGTTGCGAAGATGCGAGCCTTGAAAGTCGTGGTATCACCGCTTCCTCCGAGGTATTTCTTGCTCGTTTCGTCCTTGTTCAAAGATCCATCATTCGAGATACGCGCACCGATATTTTCCGTCACATCTTCGGCGACGAATTGACCGATGAACTCTGTACCCGGTGGGTCGAGCATTTTCAAACGCCACACGTCATGACCCGCGCCGTATGGATCAATTCCTACGGATTGTAGTGCAGCTCCTACCGCTGCAATCTTTGAAAGTATTGCTACCATCAATCCTCCCCGTAGCCCTGTTGTGAGCTACTTTCAGCCGCTACTGAGCTTGTTTGTTTTCCGCTCTTGTTCGCGCTGTGCCGAGCCTTCTTGCTCATGTACGATGCCAGGTCGTCACCATCGATTTGCACTTTCACGCTTACGTCGGTCTGACCGCCGCCGCCACCAGGGACGTTCGCGGTAACACTGACTTTCGGAGGTGTCGCCGCCGCTGTTTTTCCTCCAAGGAACTCTTCTCCAATTCCCTTTGAGGCCAACGACTGTCCACCAGGAGAGCCGGGAACTGGTGCAGTACCAGCACCCGCGCCCGCGCCCGCAAAGGCCGGTGTAAGGCCACCACCGCCGCCAGGAACAGTTTCAGCACCACCGAAACCGAAGAAAGAAAGTGCTCCTTTGATTTTACTCAGAGGTCCACCGGCAACCTTCTGTATCCAATCGTGGGCACGCCTTAAAACGCCAATCACTTTTTCCCACTTGTCCGAGACAAACGAAGCCACACTTTTCAAACCACCCATGAGGGTTTCATTGTTCAGCATGAAATTCTTTATTCCGGTTGTGACTGAATTGAATGCCAAGATGAAGCCGCCTTCGATCCATGATGCAATGTTTTTCAAATTCGTCCATAATGCGTTGGCTCTCTGACTCACCCAATCAAAGCCCTCTCCCACGAGCGTTCCAGCCTTACCTAACCAACCCATGGCGGTTTTGGCTTCGTCCGTTCCCATCGCGAGGGTGTACAATTCGTTCGCAAGGAATTTCGTAACCTCCCATACCAATTGGAACACACCGACGATGAGCTGACCCGCAACCGCCGCCGCATCAAGCGCCCAACCTAGACCGCTCCATGCGGCCTTGAAACCGCGTATGACAAGGAGACCAACATCAACGAGGAAGCCGAACAACCCTGCCCACACTCTGAAGCCGAACGATGCAGCCGTTGCAATTCCACCTAGTACGGTTCCGACAACTTGACCGTACAATTTGAAAAATCCACCGCTCTCTCCAACTTTGATGTCGAGCGCGTTCAAGGCTTCAATCACGGTTCCCTTTAGATCGTTCCACGCGGGTATCAAATTCGATTTGATGATCTTCCAAAACGGCGTAAACGATTCAACGACCGCGCTTACATATTCCTCTACAGAGCGAGCGTACCAGGCGATAGCATCGAGTATCCATGAGAGCGGGCGCACTATGCTGTTCGTAATGATGCCGCCTACATCGCCCATCACAGAACCCATATCATTGAACGTTTTCGAGGTGTCCTGTGCGCCGGTTTTCAAAAGGCTGAATATTTCCATGAAGGTGGTTTTCAGATTTTCCCACGCTGGCACGATTATGTTTTTCACGTTTTGCCACATCGGTCGCCACGCGGTCATGAAGCCATCTACGAATGAAATTGCGGCTTTCTTGATGCCGCTCCAACCTCCCATGACCTTGTACAGAATGTAACCGAGAGCGGCGACACCCGCGACAATCAAGCCGATTGGACTAATGAGAAGCAGGAATGCAGCTTTGAGAAAACCGACAGCGGCAATTACACCGGTTATCGCAGGGGCAATGAAAAACATCAAGCCGCCGAAAGCGAGTAGCGGTGGCCCGATGATCGCAAGCGCACCGCCTAGTACGACAAGGATTTTACCGACCAAGCGGAGAGTACCCGAACTCTTATCCAGCGAACTGAAGAACTTCTTGGCCGATGTCATGATGAAACCGAAAGTCTCTTTCAGCGAGTTCATACCATCGACCAGGCCGAGAACAAAATCACCGTAGCCCGTTTTCATAACGGCCTTCTGCGAATCGTCCCATTTCTTTACCGGTGTGTTTATCGCGGAAAGCGCGGCTGCAAGGCTTGACAGAGGATCGGTGATGAGCTTTCCAATTTCCCGAAACCCTCCCATCGTTTTGAACATTTTGCCAAGTTGAAGTACAACCGCGCTACTTGCGGATTTGAGTATTTGAAATGTACCCCATAGGTTGTCGGTCATGGTCGCGTATTGCCGTGACGCTTCACCCGCACCCTCGGTCGACTTCTTGATTCCTATGAACAGGTCGTTGAGGTCCGAACCCGCGTCTGTCATGTTCTTCATTGCGAACATACTTCTCTGTCCACGAATTCCGAACAGCTCTGAAATCGCTGCGGCCTTGTCCGTTTCCTTGTGGAACTTTCCCATGCCTTTCGACACCATTGCAATGATCTTGTCGAGACCGATCAGTTTGCCGCTCTTCGTATGGAACTGTTCCATCGAGAGTCCCATTTTTGAGAGTACGGCTTTGGCTTTCGCTGTCGGTTTCGAGAGCTTGTTCATCATATTGACAACGGATGTACCGGCCATCGAACCCTTGATACCAGCGTTCGCCAGAGCGCCAAACGTACCGATGATTTGCTCGATGGGTATGTTCATGTTCGCAAGCGCACCACCACCAAACGTGATCGCTTGTCCAAGTTGTTCGATACTGGTATTGGAATTCGCCTGCGCGAATGCCATCATATCTGCAAGTTTGATTGCCTGTGTCGTCCGGTCGCCATACTGTTTCAGCGCGGGTGATAATGCGGACATGTTGTCCGTAATGATATCACTCGCTTTGGCAAGGTCCAGATTTCCGGCCGCAGCGGTCTTCAGTATGGTAGGCAGAACGCCTATCGCATCCTTCGCCTTGAAACCCGCGAGGGCAAGGAACTCTAGGCCCTCCGCTGCTTGCTGTGATGTGAAGATGGTTTCGCGGCCCATCTTCTGAGCCGCGCCCGCAAGTGCATCGTAGCTCTCCTGACCGTCTGCCATCTTCGACACGACACTTGACATTTGCTTTTCAAATTTCATGTACGAATTAACAGCAACCCCAACACCCGCTGCTATCACGGTTCCCATCATAGCAATACGCATGCCGCTCGATGCCATTGAACGAGCGTGTCTACCCGCGCTTTGAAGGTTGGTCTTGAATGTGTTGACTTGTTTGCCAGCACGATTCAAAGCCCCTTGCATACCGGGGCTTGAAAACCGTAAGACTGCTGATAAATCGAATGCCATCGTTACCCCTTTGAGCCTTTGTTAATGGCTTCTTTCTCTTCCCTCAGTTGCCGTTGCAACCGCTTGAGCCACCATGCGCGTTCTTTAGGAGTCATAGCATTGACACGAGAATCTGTCATTCCGTCGATGTGGTAATAAAGCTGAAACTCTTCATCCCAAATATCTTCCTCTGACCTCAGATTTGAGGTAGGGAAGAAGCACCGAAAAAATGGTCATAACTCCAATCTAACGCATGATTGAACTTGAACCTACACTTCGGGCATTCTATTTCCTGTCTGATCGCAGGACCGGCGTTGTGCGCGGCTAATACCCGTTGCGTTCGTTCGAGGTCCGTCTTCTTGATCTTGTCGACAATTTCCTGTGGGTCCAAGAACCCGCTGAACCCTTCGGAACCGTCGATGTGATTCTTCAGGGTGTATATTTTCGTTTCGGCTTCGTCGTTTGCCGTTTCGAGGTCCATCTTTTCCATGATGTCCCAGAGGCCAACTTTCAATTTCAAATTGTCAATAAGCTGTTCGCCCTTGGCAAGTGTGATCGGCTTGACGAGCTTGTAAATCACGTGGTCTGGCCATTCTCCACACTTGCAATCTACGTCGAGGTGTCCGAGATTTGCGATGAATTCGTTTTCGCGTTTCCTGCAATTCGGACACTGAAAACCCAACGTCACATGTTCACCCATCTCGTGGAAACGCAGATAGAAGTACATGTACAGAGGATTCGCCAACCTCATTTGGTTGAGCGCCAATATTTTCATCTTGTCTTCCATACCGTGGAAGTCGATGCCGTTCAAGCGGTCCAAGAGAAGCATGAGAACCTGACTAACGAAGTAGCCCATGTTCGGATTCTTCTCTTTGATTTTCGCAATCTTTTTTTCTTCGGGTGTACCCCATTCGATGAAGGTGAAATACTGGTCAGTCTTTCCCTTTTCATGAACAGGTAATTGGTTTCCCAATTCGGCCAGAGTGGTTTTCGGAAAGGTCGCTTCGGTGCTCTTGTTTTCTACCTTCGTCTGTGTCTCTTTGGACATCGTGCGTTCCTCCTATTCACTGATAGTGAAAGAAACTATGTTGCATGAACAGGAGAACCAGTACAGGCTTAGAGCGTTACCGGTTCTCCTGCGAGAATCTGTCGACCGTTAGGCCGGTAGCATTTCGTCAACCCAGAACGTGTACTCGTTCGCGGCGACTTCACCTTCGTTGCTCATCGCGACATCCGGTGTCTTGCGCTTGGAACATTTCATTCCCAGAAGCGTGTATGTCTTGGCGACATTATCACCGATTGTCTTGTAGTTCATGGTTCCGACCTTCTCGTAGTCCGGTGATACGGGGTCTTTCCCCTGTTCATACCAGATATCGCACGCGGCGATTTCTGCCGTGTGATGCAGCGGAACTTTCGCTGTGAACTCGAAAGGTTTACTTTGCCCGCCGCTCTGTTTCGTGCGGTCTGGCATATCGACCATTTCGGTTTCTTCCTCGAACCCGCTCACCTCGATGAACGTGATTTTCGGAAGCGTGACAACTTCGAGTTCGTACTTGTTGTCAGCCGCGTGGTCGGGGTTGATTTGGTTCTTCAGTGTCATGTGTCCAACCTCCGTTTAGGGTTTGCTAAGAGGGTTCTCAGAGCTTCCAAGAACCCGCTTCACCGACCGCGTTATTCCGCCCGGTCGAAAATACCTTGTTTTGAAATCGTGATGATGAAACGTTCCACGGTGTCTGCGAGCCACAATGAAATCTCGGCGAACATGTCACCCGCCGCTCTCGTTTCTCTCGTGTTGGTTTCTTCGTCGAGCTTGATGATTGCGGCTTCGTTCAAGTCCTTTCCTTGTAAGGCCCGTTTCTTCAGCTCCGGTCTGAAATAACTCTTGAGCGCACTGAGAGCTTTCTTGTCGTTGACCGGATCGTTGATCGCCCAAATGATCCAATCGAAATTCTCACGCAGATCGTTTTCGTAGTGGCTCATCAGCTCTCGTTGGTGTTTGAACTTCCAAGTCGAGTCCACCCACAAGGTCCGGTCGCCATGATGTATGGCGTTTCCGTTTTTGAACTTGATGAGTGCGATTCCGTGCGGGTTGAGTGCTTCGTGATCCAACGTGCGGTCGCCTGTCGGCAATTTCACGATGTCCGGAAACGTGACTTCGAGGCCAGCCGCCGCTTTGTGGTAGCCGTCCCAATTCTTTGCCATGAGAGCTTCGCGCCCGTGAATTCCACCGGTCGCCGGTACGAGCTTGAAACCGCCTTGCTTGACCGGGTGCTGAATGTACTTCCACGATGGAAAGGTACAAACGCCCATGTCATTGCGTCCTACGGTTTCGTTGCAGAACTCGATGGCACCTTCTTCGGTGGTCACGTTCGATGGAATTTCGTAACGGAACTGGTAATTCCTTCCTTCCGCATACTCGACGGCTGCGGCCTGGACTGTGCCAGAGCTGATACCGGGAACTGCGATTTTGACAAGACCTTTTCCTTGGTCTTCGAGGTTATTGATGAGACACGTTTCGGGGTCGAGTGCATTGATGAACGTGTTGTCGTTCACGCCTACCAGACCGTCGTAACCGCTTCCGGCTTCTTGTGGGTACGCAACGCGGAACTCTTTTCCCGCCGCCGCAACGCCAAGCATTTCCGAACCGGTCTTGACCGTGATCGTGTTGATGGTATTCGCTACGATCTTGAAACGACTGCGGCGGTTGTCTTCTACGTTCGGGTAGAGGAAACCACTGACCAGCACGCTTGGCACCAGAGGCCGTACATGAACAACGATTTCGTCGGCTGCGACGAATGGTGTTCCACCGGCTGCAATGGTGAAGCCAAGAGTGAAATCGTTCGGTGCTACATAGGGTGTGCCAACGGTTGCATCGGGTAGCGCACCGAGTGCCGTACTCACAACGTCGAATGTCGTTGCGTCTTGCGCGGTCAATGTCAACACGTCCGGTTGAACATCGCCACCGTAAGTGAAAGTGCCAACCGTTCCATCACCCGTGTTACCAGGATTCAGAACGATGGTTTCGATGTCGAAATCCAACACGGTGTCGGTCAGATCGGTGGACACTCCGTAGGTGTTCGCCGGTCGAATGACAGGACTGATACCACCGGTCCATACGTCTTCGAGAATGACATACTCGTTGTTGCCGTCATCGTTGACGATGCCAAGGTAGTAGTTGTCCGCGTCTGGATCACTGCTCAAGTCTTCGTAGTTGAGCACGCGCACACCGTCGAGATAAACTTCCAAACCCCATTCGGTCGTCGGATTTTGCAATCCATCTTTGATGAGAATTCCGAAAGCCTTGTCATCGTTGAGCATAGTCAACGTCCACGCTTCATCGCTCGATGCGGCGTAATCCGTTACCATGTCTTCGTCCGCTGTCACGGTGACAATGCCGTCTACATCGTTCGTGATGACCTTGTACGCTTTGCCAGGAATCGCAGCGAAACGTAAGAGAGCGCCCTTGAACTCGTCCTCTAACATGACCGTGTCGGTATCGAAAGTGATAGTCGTGAGGCCACCGCCACCGAACACAACGTCGAAGAGCTTCTGGTATTTACCTCCCCATCGTCCACCGTTGTTTGCAAGACACTTGATGACTTGCGGATTCACGCCGCTGAGTTTTCGCCCGTACAAGTACGTGAACGCTTGAACTTCCGTGCCGTCTGTGATGCGGTTGTAATAGACCTCACCCGCGCCGCGTGAGCGACGGTAGAAGTCGAAAGCCACATCCGGTACATACGATTCGTCAATGTACGAACCGCACCGGGCGAGGAATTGTGTTCGTGTTCCTGCGCGAATGAGTTTTTCCGTTGAGCCGCGTTCCAAGGCACCGACGTATGAAGTGGTTCCGAGCTTGCCTTTCGCAATCTGCTTTTCACCTTCTTCTTCGATCAGCCCTACGCCAGCCCCTTGTACCGGTCCATATCTTCTTCGTGCCATAACTTATCCTCCCAAAGATAAGATTGATGTTTTAATTTGTAGTCATGCTTCTTTGAAAGTTCCCAACCAATGAAACATCTTCCGGCTCTCCAAGATAAGATAACACACGATGAACCGTGAAGCTACCCGTATGGGTTTGCACGTCCGACACGTTTGCCTTGTTGATACTGCTAAACGTGTCTTTCGAGCTTATGGAATAGGGTATATCCAAGCCTCTCGATGTAATGTATTTATTCTTACGAAAAAAGCGGTGAAGTGCTTCGCCTAACCTTTTCTGGTCAGTCGGCGAACTCGTAAAGACTGCATACTCAAATATTATGTTGTCCATAGCAGGCGATTTCAAACGAACCCCTGACAAAGTTAACTTGTCTTTCACAAAGTCCAATTGCCTTGCACCATCCTGTCCTTGGTCCTCCTTCCGTATTCGTTCAAAGACTAAAGAGGGCGTGCGATTGACCTCATAGAAATCTTCTTTAGTATTGACCGCGATTTCTGGAAAATACCGCAACTTTATTTCGATGATACTACCCGCTGGTTTCACACCGTCGAGCTGTAAAACGCCAGGATCGAAACCGCCACCTTCTCTCGGTGTTCCTTTGGTATAAGCGGTTGCAATATTCTTCGTTCGTGTCGGGTCTGTAGATATGTCATAAACAATTTCGTAGTCTGTGAAATTGTAACCTTCGTTTTCCAATTTGTACGTGTCCGCGAAATTGATTTGATCGGTATCGGCCTGTAATTGAATGTTGATCTGTGCCGTTACTTCCAAGGCTTGTTCGATTGTCGGAATCACACTTTCATAAATGATGTCTTCCAGGAATTCAATATCGAACAGGCCGAGAAGTTTCAGTTCTCTCACGTAAGGCGTGTACCGGTCGTCAGAGGTCTTCAAATTAACATCGAAGCGAATGCCCTTGCCGAAACTTGCAATGTCCAAGTCTTCAATATGACGGTTAATTTGCCAAATTGTGTTCCACGTTGTCTCGTCGCCAAGTTCCCAATCTCCACTTACTCGATTCCAGTACCAAATGTCATCGCTCGTATCGACGAGGTGGAGGCCGACTGAGCAACGAGAGCGGAGACCCACGGCCAACCCCTCGGCAAGCTCCGCACCGTCGTCTACGACGATCTTACCGCTATTGAAGCCGGTGATAGTAGCGAAGCCGTCACCCTGGAAAATTACGTCACCGATTTTCGGTGTGAGAATTGTGCTGTACGTGAACTCCGCTCCTACCTTGTCAGAGAGCGTCACAGGATATTGCTTGAAATCGTCCTCGGTCGTTCCCCATTCCACGTCAGCCTTGAGCCAACTAAGAAGGGCTTGCGGTGTCGTCTCGCGTGTACGCACGTACAAGTCCGAGTCCGTTGGAAACACGAGACTCACGGCCTTGAGCTGTATCACTGAGCTTGCCGGGTTCTCTGCGTTCAATCGAACTTTCCCGATGCTCTTTAGCTCCGTGTCATCGCGGGCGCGTTCGTCGAACAGCCAATATTTGATGAGTTTCGTAATCATAGTTTCCCGTGCTTCTTTAGTACCTTTTTGAGTTCCATTCTCACGCGGGCGACGAGGACCGCTTGCACCTTGCGATCTTCCCACACGTTACCAAGAAACGGACGTGGTGGAATTCTGATAACCACTCGTCGGCCTCTGTTGTCAATGACGGTAAAGGTTCCACCCTCGTGTAGAATCGGAATGACTTTGAAGAGTGTACTCTTACCATCACTTGTCGCCTGATCTTTCAGGAAGCCGATTTCGTATGTGAGCTTCCGAATCTGTTTCTGGTGCAGGGACTTTATCATGCGTCCTTTGTCAATCAGAACGCGGCTGTGTCCCTTCTTCGCTATGGTGTACGGAGCGTTTTCGACATACTGTCCAGCGTCGATTCGTCTTCGTACTTCTGCGACGAGAAACAATGCACCCCACTTGAGAGCCTTGTTGACCGCCTGTTCCAACTCACCATTCCAGTTGAATTGTAGAAACCTTTCAATCGATTTCCAATCCCTACCGAAAATGATGTTGCCCTGCATTGCCACACGTCAATTCCTATCTTGAAAATCCCACCGCTCCAAAGTGAAACCGACACCCTCATAGTGTGCGGCGTTCTTGAAACCCTGTAGGAAGAATTTACAATCTGTCCATTCCACGTCCGGTATACCATAACCTACTATTCGGTCGTTCTTTTCCAAGACTTTACCAAGCTCCTGTAAGTCCACTTTGCGAACGATTATGTAGCCATCGGTATCGATGACATTTCCTGCGAGTTCGCGTGGCATATGCGGTGCGCTCGTTGACTCCCGTGATACCTCGGTCTTGCCAAAGAACACTTGAGCTTGAATGCGAAACGTAGATTGGTACGCCACGAAAGTTGACGAGGCCCGTTTCGCATTCGAGTATTGCGTTTTGGCCTGGTCGACCTTGGCAACCTCGATGAAAATTGGGTTCAGTAAATTTGGTATCGTCATGCTTTCACACTCACGTAAGGTCTCGGTACACTCGGCATCGTGCCGCCCATGGCAATCGGTGCCTTGTACATTTGAATGATGCGGTCCATTTCTGGATCGCCGCTCATTCTCGTTTGTATCTGTGCGCCCGCAGTTTCCTCGACGGTATCCCATTCGATTTCGTGCAGGTCGGTTTTTTCTTTCTTCTTTTGTTGTGCGGAAGATTCGAGCGGGTTGCGGTCGAGGGTGAGCTGTCGCGCTGCCCATCGGCCTGTCAGCCATCGGATGGCATCGGGTGTGCTGCCATCTTCTTCGAGAAAACCCCATGAACCTTCCAAAACGGACGTGTACCCCTTCACGAAAAACCGCGTGGTATGAGAGTTCTCGAAGATCGAAGTGCCACCGGTAACGAGCATGATTTTCGGGTTGCGTCTGTCGTCCGGTAGTGTCCGACTGTCGAACACTTTGTACTCGTCGGTTATCAATTCGATTTCACTGTTGAGAATGAAACTTGTTATCTCGATGATCGGCACGCAGAAATGAAACATCGGTGTGTTGTTACCCTCGATGTTCACGGGTGACAGCGTGCGCTTGTTGAACCACTGGCCCGTCCAAAGGTCAACCCTCTGCATTGCGAACGACCGAAGTATTGTCAGCTCTTCGATGGTTTTCGTGCTGCGGAAAATCATCGCATCGCCGTTCTCGAAATTGGTTGCGTCTTCTAGCTCGACCTTGGTTGCACTTGGAATCGCCGCAACACGCTGTGCGTAAACGCCCTGCGTTACGATGTCATTCACCGCAGGGGCAAACGTGTGGTCCGCGTGGTCAAACGTGTTCACGGTCTTGTTAGATAGCGTGAGCTTGCTCTTATAGCTAACGAAGGTCGACGGGAAGAGTTGCAAGAGCAAGCCTTGATATGTGATGTATGCACCTTCATTGTCCATTATATGACTCCGTTTCAGAGTTATTGCTTATGCAATTTTCCAACAGAGGACCGCCATTCTCATTCTGGTAACTTCCCTGAGATCGTCTTTTACCACCATCTTCACGAGGTCGCTATCTTCACTACGGCCTTCCATCTGAATGCCCTCACCGAATACCAGTGAACCTGCATAGTAATCATCTTCGTTTAAGAAACCAGCGGAACCGTTGCCAATGTTTCTGTCTATCGGAAACAACATGAGCAAGTCGGTGTTGTCCACTACGTCTGTCACTTTGGAGTCACAGCAGTTTACCCGCATGACCAACTTCAAACCGTTGGTTAGCTTGCTTTCCAGCGCGGCAAATTTATTGTGCATCATGTCGCCGTCATCGAGCAAGAAAAAGAAGAGGCGTTCGAGATTCCACATTTCACCTTCGGGCGGTTCCCATTTGAATGTGATGGTGGCTTCTACCGAGCCTTCCACGTTCATTTCTTTGGAACCGGAATTCTCTAGGTACGCCCATTCGTAAATTCTATTATGTTCGATCATACCTATTCCTCGAAAAATCCAACGGCGCTTACTCTTATTCTACCAATGGCCGACAGGTTATCTTGCACCGTTACAATGATCTCATCCGGTGTTCCAAATGTCCCAATCTTCCGAATGAAGAACGGGCGTGCGAACACCGCAACAAGGGAGTAAGCCGACTGACCAACCAAATCGAATTTCGATCCTGCGCCGAACGCGAACTGGTGATGTATGTCTTCCGTAACTTTCAGCGTTTCATCGTATTCAAGATTCCCGTCGCTCCTGATCTGGAACATGTGTCCGTTGGTCAGTGCGGTGACTTTGATATACTTGTTAGCCCCAATTGAGAAGGCGTTCGTCGTCGCCTCGAAACGTAATTCCGTGACGATGAAATCCTTCTCATTGTTTGCTATGTATTTCGGGTTGTTCGATAACTTGAATATTCTCGGTGCACCTAAACTGCCAACCACATTCTGTTCAATGTTTTCGTCCACTTCCATTAGCTCTAAATGGATCGGAGGACGACCGGTTTCGATGACTCCAATTTCTCCTGTGACATTGATTGTACCCTTACGACAGTCGAGCGGGTGCGGAAAGATGGCAAGTGCAATCGGTCGGTCAATGAACGTATCGAATGCAAGTGTGGTGTCAATATTGCCGGTGGTGAAGTGCTGAACGTCATTGGAATCGGGCCGTAGAGTTTGGATGAGTTTGGCTTGCAAACAGACAAGGTGGCTGGCCCTTGGTACAGACGCTTCGTACAGGGCGCTGAAATTCCCGTCCGCTTTCAGGTCGTCGCGGTGTTGTTTCGCCAGGTCGTTGTCGTCGAGGTGTCCCGCTGTCCGTGTGGTCGTTACATCGATACTGTCGTCTGGAATGTACGTTCGCATCGTGTCGCCGATGTCGCCGATGTCGTGTACTTCTATCCAGGTGTAAGGAAAGACGACCTCTCCCAGAAGGCTTTCTACCACCGCTTTTGCGGAGGTCTGCAAACGGCGCACGCCTTCATCTAAGAAAACGTCAGCGGTATGAACGCCGTCACGCCCTAGTAGTTGGGCTTGCGTGGCGAGTGCGAATTTACTGTCCGCACGCTGTACCACTGCGGCAACGTTACCGGTTGGCCCGTATATGGCTACTATTCCCTCAACTAATGTGAGCTTCGTACTCATGTCATCCCTTTATGGCAACGGGCACGCGGGCGAGTCCTCACGTACAATCGTTGTCTCGAAGTCATCCACAAAGATACCGGTACGATTGATAACCGTTGTGATGGTTGCTATCAGTGTCGTTCCGAGTGCTTGGTCGAAGACCTCTGTTTCTACCTCGTCTACGAAAATACCCATTCTGCTGATTTCCGTACTCGCTCTGAGTTTCGCTTTCGTGTTGTCCTCATACCAATCGATTCGAGCAACCCAAATTCCAGAGCGTATGACTTCCTCGAACCCGGACCCGTGGATGTACTCTTCCAGATCACTAAGTATCTGGTCGAGGTACGCTCCACGAGCCGCAGAGGGCAAGAGGTGTAGGTCATGTTGAATGCGGTCGCTGTCTGTGCTCATTACCTGTCCACATTTTCCATCGGCTCACGGTAGTCGATGACAAGCTCTTCCGAGCATTTCGGTGGCACCTTCATCCGGTTCTGTTCGTTCGTTCGGATATGCAGGGAAACCCATTTGTATCCGGTGTTCACGATCAGGTTGTTATAGATTTGTGGAATCTCGGCATAGTCGCCCGTGCCGTCGTTCGCACCAGCGGCCAGAGCGGTCGGTCCAAACGGCGCTACCACACCGCTTCCATCGCCACCCCATTGGGCTTGCAGAATGCGTTTCACGTCTGCGTCTGCGTTCAGTGCTGCCGCGATTTCTGCCGCTGTCGCTGCGCCTGTGTTGTCATTGATCGTGATGACATACCCTGTGCTGTACTTGCCTGTGACCACGATGGTGAAACCCGCGCCCGCTGCGACTTCCACGGTCGTCAGGTCGCCAGCGGTTCCGAGAATCATGCTGGTGAACTTGAGCGAATCGTCGTCACCGGGGTAAGTTCCTTGTTCGAGGAACGACCTTGTACCGGCTGTTCCAAGCCGCAAGCGGCCAGAGTCCAACCAGAGTTTCGAGCTTCCGAAACGGAACAGATTGTCAACGTCGAACACTGTGAACGAGCCGTCACCGGTTCCGATGTATTCGTTTTCAATCGGTCGGTCGATTTCGTCGATGCGTTCTTGGTTGCGCCAGATCGCCTCTTGGACAGTGATGTCCTGCGAAATGAACAGCGGGTTCGCCGCAAGCGAATCGGGGTTCGTGGTGAGCGTGACGGATGCCAGGTTGTTCGCTTCGTCCGCGTTCGGGTTGACCGCTTGTACGGTCACATCGTCAACGACCAAACCGTCGTCATCTTGGATGTCGAACTTGTCGCCCGGTCGGATGAAGGAAACGTCTGCAACGTAATAGATTCCTTGCCCGCCGCTGATGTCTTGTGACAAGATCGGTTCACGAATTCGGAAATTGACTTCGCCGGAAAACTTCCGCTTGTACAAACGGTCGATGGATTGCTGTGCACTCAGGATGGTCTGGCAAAGAATGTACGGCGTTTGTCCTGCGGGTAAGCCCGTGGTATCAACCGCTGCATCGAGTGTGAGTGAGAGGCCGGGGTCAATCGCATCGACTGTCCGGTTGTCGTCGATGACACTGACGATACAGCCTTTCGCGTCGACCGCGACCACATCGACGGTATCACCTTCCTCGAAATACCATGTCCCTTCGACAAGTAACTTGTCGTCATTCGCCGGGGTCGTGTTCTCGACCATTAACGGCGTGTTTACTCTTCCTGCCCATTTTTGCATTTCACGTACCTCCCTTGGTATTGAAAGTTATTCGCCTGTCGTATGTCACCTCCAAAGTTTCAAAGCCGTTGGGAGGCGTGTGTAGCCCTATGTATACGTTTGGTGACAGGATTAAAGTGAATCCTTGCCGGTCCAACTTTTCCAAATAATGAATTCCACTTACAAGTTTATCACCTCCGAGCCATACACTCAAACTACCAGGTATGAATTCGTGTGTCGTGTCGTACTCAAGATTGTCACAGTCCTTCGTTCCGATTGGTATTTCAGTGACAGGAATGCCAACTTTTGAAAAGTACGATTCCAAAACAAATTGAAGATTCTGTTTATCTCCAAGTTCAAGTATCTCAGCATCGAGCACGCCGTTCGTATAGTGCAGCTGGAATATAATTTCCCGCGCTCTATGAATGAGTTCTGCATGACAGTCTTGTATGTCACAGCATCCACCACAACTCAAGGTACGACCTCTCCTACGGGAAGACTAGCTGGTCGTCCCTGTTTATCAAGTTAAACGGATCGACCACTTCATACGTGTACGTGCGGACGATCTGTACTGTTTTTCCTTCTAGTGCATTTATACCGGCTGATTCCGCAGTCCATTGAGTCAGCCTGTAAACGCCGTCTATCTCGGTCCACACGTAATCCTTTTCAACATCGTCGGCACATAAAATAAGTAGTTTCAGATTCCGTTCCGAAAGTGCCGTTGAGACTTGCGCGTTAATCGACCCGTCAGGGTTGACCCACATGTCGTAACCGGAACGACTGTGAACGATTGCACGCTTGGAACGCTTGGTAATGGCCGATCTCTCGTCCCAAGCGTTGACTTCTATTTCGGCACCGGCAGAGTTAGAACAGTACAGCCAAATGCGGTACTCTTCTACGCCCTCTAGTTCAATGCCTTCGTGGTGCCAGGGGATACGGCCTTGAATGTCTCGACCGTTGAAAGAGTAAAAGACATCATAGAGGTCGGACAAGTTCAAGAGCAATAGGCTCTCCATCGTCCGCCCGAAAGTCCATGTGGGCTGTGCTGTAAAGGCCGTGTTGGACACGACCTTTACATCATAAAAGTGTCCTGAACGTGCCACGGTTCCTCCCCGTGGGTCACGGCAGGGCGACTACGAAAAACTTCTGATCCACTGTGACGTTGATCTTTACATCTGCGTCATCGTGTGCGCCTTGCGCGGGTGCCCAGTTCTCACCGGCTGGCACATACGAAGGAACGATCAGTACGTGAGTCGGTACAACCGCTGCACCATCGGCGTCAACGAGTCCGTGCGTCACGTCTTCTTCATTCCCCGTACCCGTTTGTTCGGCAGACACGAACAGGCTGTCCTGTTTCAGTGCCAGACCAGCCGCGAGGGCTGCGGCTACTGTTACCGTATCAGATTTCTCGTTCAGCGTTTCCGCAAGAATTGGTTCGGCAGCGTCACGCGTACCGCTCGTCGTATTTCTTCCACCATCGAAATGGTTTTCGTTGAGAGTCATATGAAACCCCTCCCTAAGAAGGCTTGTGGGTTAACTGGTTGTCGCAATGACCTCGATGTCCGCGCCGTCTTTCCGAACGTACCAGACGTTCTTCGATGACTCGTTGAACTCGAAATCGTACTGCAACGCGTTCATGTCCGCTTCCGGTTTAGGTAGCACGAAGGCCACGTCCTTACCGTCCAGAGATACTTCCAGGTTTTCCGTGCTTCCTTGCTTGACAATGAACTTGATACGCATCACGTCAAAGCCGAAATCCATGGGAGTCCAATCAGCATCGCTTGCGGGCGAACCCCGGAACGCCTTGATGCTCGTGTTTCCTACTGGTCCTGTCATAGCCATCGGCGTTACCCCTCACTCGGTTTGAAACGTTGCTTGCCTACCTTCTTCGCGTCGATGCGTGCCATCTTAGGCCGGTTGCCAAAATAAACCGTCAAGGAGAGGCGAACGTCATCAATGTAAACGATGACACGTTCTCCCATCGGACCCTTTTCCCCTTCGAGTAATTCGGCGGCAAATGACACTTGCCGAAACCTTTTCGGTTGCGGTATCGTGTGCCAGTGCTTGTTGTGTAAGACCCCTATACCAGTGATCCCACGCATGAAGTCTTTGTCCTTGCAACTTCGTTTCCAAGCCTCCGCTTCGTCCTCGTCGGTGAGGTCGAATGAAAGTGTTCTCCCGTCCTTTCGGTTCACTTTTATCAACTGTAACGCTCCTAAGCAAACAAGGAACCTTCCAAATTACCGGCTCACTTTCCCTTTCCTTTGGATGAGCTTACCGGTGGTTTGTCTTTCTCTTTGTCGCCCGCAGAGCCTTTCACTTCCGACGTTTCCGTTTCGGTCGTTTTCGGTTTCACTGCAACAGGAGACTTCGATTTCTTCGGGTCTTGGAATTTCGCCTTGGGTTTTCTCGCACCCATTGCGACGGCTCCTGCCGACTGCCTCTTAGTCTCCTTGGGCTTTCTCTTCTTACTTTTGATCTGCCGTTTGTCCGTCGTGAGTGCCACGAAACGAATATCTGTGCGGTTCAATTTGAGCCACGCAATTTCCGCTTCTCCGAGTTTCTTGACCGATCTTGGCGTCAAGTGTAGTGCGCCCTCGAAAGTGCGCTCGATGCCATTCTTCTTATCGACCTTGATACTCTTCGGTAGCTCGACGGTTTCGGCGACAGTTCCCAGGTATTGAACTTGTGTCGTTACCACGGTCAACCTCCGTCATCGTTTACGTTTTGTACCGGGTCGCGCCCTACCCCTTGCTCTTGGCTTTGATTTTGCCTTCGCTTTGGGTTTGGCTTTGGAGGTCGCAACGGGCGTGGATGCTGGCGTGGCTGTGGTGGCTTCCTTTGCGTCGAGAACTTCTACGCCCTCGTCGTCGTCGTCGTCGTTGCCATCACTTGCCGTTTCATCCGCGCCGCTTTCGTCGTCGTTGCCGGTGCTTTCCTCATCGCCTGTGCTGCCCGTGTCGTCGTCCTGACCGTCTTCCGTATCAGGTACGGTTGCCCGTGCAGCCGGTTCGATGTTCGATGCATCGACTTCGTTCGACTTTCGCGTCGGTCGTTTTTCCAAGATTGCGCGTTCGGCAAGCTCGATATGAAAGCAACCAGCATCCTGGTATTTCTTGAGCTGACTTTCGTACTTGTCGAACGCCCTATGGTTCTTGACACTTTCCCCATCGGGAAAAGTATGACTACGCTGCGATTGACTCAATGTGACCTTGTACTTGTTTTCTCGTTCCATTTGTGCTCCTTGCCAATTATGGGTTCACGTTTATGCCGCGCCAGGTTGGAACAAAGGAACATCAACCGAGACCGAGGTTCTTGCCCCAAACGATGGCTTCGTCATTTTCGATTTGGAAATCGACTTTCGCCGTGATCGCGTATTGATTCATACCCTTGAAGATTTCACGGTCCTTCTCGATTGTGACATCGAGGCCGACTGCAACAATCAAATTCTGATGTTGGCCGAGCATGATTTGGCTTTCGCCTTGGAACGTGATCTTGACCGTGGCTCCTGCACCGATTGCGCCACCGTTGTCACGAGTGATCGTGCCGTTGACGTAATCCATATGGTAGTCGACACCCTCGACATACGGTGCGATGGGAACGCCACCGACACTGATCGGTACGACGATTTCGCTACCGGAAACGAGGTTCTTGAAACCGTCGAGCGGGATGATATCCACTGCGGTCAGAGCCTTGTGGAGTGTGACGTTCGGTGTGGTTCCCAGAAGCGGAACACGTTCGAGCGGGACACCGAAAGGAGTTTGCGCGTTGCGACTGTTCAGAGCTTCGTCACCGACTTGTGAAGGCCGGGTGGAAACGCGCTGACGGTATTTCTGTTCCGTGTTGGTTGCCAGCCAGATTCGCATCATGTCCAAAAAGCGTTTGTACTTTTCGGGCATCGCTTCGATCATTTGCGAGAATTGTGGCGAACCGACATTGGCACCACCGAAGTCCACGACTTGACCGGAGCGTGCATATTTCAGCCAACCGTCGCCCATGGCAAGCAGGGAATCCTTGACTGCCAAGGTGCTTGAGCCGCCATCCAGAATGTCTTCCTCGAAGACGGCAGGACCGAGAGTGTCACCGTGAAGTGCCATTGTCTCGATGTCGTTGCCGAGTTGCGTGGCGAACATCCTGATGATGTGGTCTTCCACGTCCTGGCCTTCGATGTTGATGCGGCTGAAATTGTCTCCGATCTCGACCGGAACCATGATCTCCTTCGGCTGCAAGGTGATCTTGGAAGTGTTGACACCGCGCCGCACACCGGGGTCACGCCCTTCGGCCTTGGGCACTGCTGCCCTACGTCCGATGTGGATTTTGTCGATGTCCATTTTCTCATTCGTGAAACGCACCGTGCGAGCGCGGTTCTTCAAACCTGTCAGGTCGAACACATAGTCGATGAATTTGTTTGCCTGAACGGGATTCAATTTTCCCGCCGCCGCAATCGTATCAGCCGTGTTCTGGGCCTTCCTTACGAGTTCCTCATTGGTCAACGTTGCCATTTTCATTCCTCCGTGTAAACGGTTTACAAGTGTATTCAAAACATGAACGGCAGAGCTTCAGCATTGCAATCCGTTGTCAGAGTTGCAAGATATTCCCGAACATGGACGGTGCGTTTTTCTCGACGGTCGTGCTGTCCGCACCTTCGCCTTGTGGGTTGCCGGGTTCGTCCTCGACTTCGCCGAGACGTTTTTCGAGCGCCGTAATGGTCACGTCTTTCGCGGCCAGCTTCTCATCGAAACTCTTCTCGACGGCTTCGAGCCGCTTGTTGATGATGGCTTCCACATCTGTGGTCGCGGGCGTTTCCGTGGTCGCTGCTGCTGCGCCTTCTGCGGGCGTTGTAGCGGCTTCTGGTGTGGTCTTGTCTGCGTCTGTCGCGGTTGTTCCCTCTGCGGGTTTCTTCGCGTCCAGAGCCTTCTGAAGCTCGGCAATCTTGACATCTTTTTCAGCCAACTTGTCGTCGAACTTCTTCTCTACCACTGCGATCTTTTCGTTGACCAGTTTTTCCACTTCAGTCGCTTGTGCGTTGTCCGTGGTCGTGCTGGTGCCTTCTGTCGTGACTTGCTTGCTCACACTTGCCTCCGTGTCATCGTTTGTGTCGAACTCATCCAGAAAATCGTTGAGTTGCTTCTGTATGCCACGCAGTTTCTTGAGACGTTTTCCGGAAATCTTTTTCCCGGCTTTCGCAACGTGCTCGATTACTGCAACGGCTGCATCAGCGGCTTCATCGGTTTCTTTGTCCGACATTCGTTTGAGAATTCCAACAGACCCGTCAACGCCCACACTGAAGTGAGCCCATGATTGACCGAGTGACGATTCCTCGAAGATACCTTTGTCGTTCACCTTGTAAGTGAAACGCCAATCGTTCTCATCCATCGTGAAACTGCCAATCGTATCGTCTGAAATGCCTTGCGCTCTGAAGAACTTCTTCACATCTTCTTCTGTCGGAAATTCATCCTTCCAGAAGTCGAGCTTGTAGACCGCTAGAGCAAGGCGCTTTTCAACGGGAATGTCCTTGAGTCGTTTCATGACCTCGGTTTCGAGCGCATCCGTTTTCTCTTTCGTCGGTGCGTTCGGGTCACGTTTGACCACGAGGTAATCACGCTCATTGGTAGCCGAATCGACTAAGGAAACTTCGCGCGGCCTGATGTTGGTCAGCTTGCGCGGACCATGATCTTTGTCAACTTCTTTGGCCATTGTTGCTCCTAAATCAATCGTTGTTTAGACTTTCCACTTGAGCGACACCACCTATTGAAAAACCCGTTAGCTCTTCGGTCTGAGCTTGTTCCCACAAGTCATCATCGTGCAGACGTATCTTTAGAAGCCAAGTTCCTTTTTTGATCTTGCGCTTCGTCCCGTCCGCCTTGGTAACGCTGAATGCTACCGGAGCTAAAAATGTTTCGAGTACACTTACTTGGTCGTCAATGAGGGTTTCGTGCATCAGCCCAATGGAACCGTTTGACTGCTCCATCCAGTAGTGAGCGGCCTTCTTGATGTCGACTGCGGCGTAAATGTCTTCTTCCGCATCGAACTCATTCGGCACCAGAACTTCACCGTAAACGATGCGCTCTTCTTCGTCTTCCGCTTTGAAAATTGGAACGTAAAAAGAAACGTCACACACCTCGACCGTACCGTCAGGAACTTCTCTTCGCTTGACGAGCGTGGTATTCAGGCGTGATCGCATTTTTGAAACTTGTGAAGTGCTGTCGTCCACCACCGCAATAAGATCATTAACAGCTACGTCTTTGACCTGCATATGTGGTTCGGAAAGGGAGATGATAATCTCAAGGATTGCCTTGAATAAATCGAACCGCTCAGAGAATGCATCTTTCAATGCGGTGAGCTGTTCGTCGGTTGGTCCGCTTGAGAGTACGAGTTCACCTTGATCTTGGATGTTATCGAAGTTCGTTTCCTGTTCGTCTCGCAAAATTCCAACCATCGCAACTACACCCGCGTCCAAATCAAATGACTGAAACAGGGGAGCGATGAAACGGTTTTTCGCAAGTTGCAAATAGTCAATGTTACCTCGCAAGTCCAACACGGAAGACGTGTTGTACTCGTTGTCCAACATCCACTTCTCGGTGACAGTGCGGTCTTCAAAGAACTCTTTGGAAAACCTTACACTATGTATTCCTAAGCGTGCCGTCATGGTGTCCCTACTCTGTGGCGATGAACCAAAATTCGTCGTCGGCCTTGTTGACAGCATCGGTTGTTCCGACCTTGAAGCCGTAAGCGCCGTCTCGAATGGCTTCTTCATCCAAGAATGTGATTCCCTCTCCTGCGGTCATGGCCGATTGCGTACCGTCCGTGATGGTTTTCTCGCCACCGTCTGTCATGCCTTCCATCGCTTCGCCCGACATGTGTGATGTCTTGTTGACAACCTTCACATGGCGTGGTGCGAAATCGAGCGGGATGGTTTGCTCGGCACCGGTGCCTTTGAATGACCCCGTGGTTTTCAGAACTCCGCTTCCCATAATGGTGCTCCTTTAAAATTGGTTTACTGAAAAGTATTCCCAAATAACTCTGGAAAATACACTATTTCTCATGCCATGTCCACGTAACATTCACATCTGAAATGGAATGATGGCAGTCTTGGCTTTCCGTCGTTCAATAGTTTCTCGGCTGCGGCCTCTTTGGCGGGCGAGTTCGCACCTGGCACGTCGAAATGGAATGAAGGCTGTGCGGCTTTCAAGTCCTCTTTCGTTTCAGCGTTCAGCATTTTTTCCAGATGGTTCAAGCCGCGACGAACCGTGAACTCTTGACCGTCCATGCTGATACAGCCAATACATGTCCGGTTCGTCTTGAGACTGCGAACGACATACCGCATAGCGCCCGCGTCATTCATGGCGTACAGCGAAGACGATGTACGCGAAAACTGAGCCTGTGTTTCTGCCAAGCCGCTGAAATATTGTCCAGCCGTTCCACGGAAACCCGGTGGTATCACTTTGCTCTCAAGAGCACCGGGTTTCAAGCGAAAGGCTTTCTCCAAGTCCTTCTTTACTGCGACACCCGTTTCTTCCAGGGTAAGACCGCGCTCGAACACGTTGACCCGCACGCTTTCTGCGACGGTCGCCTGTACACTTTCCGAGTAAAACGAAGCGGTGGACCAACCCGTTTGCCGCTCGATGGCTGCAATGGCTTCTGTGTCGGCTTCAGACCAGAAACCGATGCCAATTTTCGGTGCCTTTTTGGCTTTCTCTACAGCCTTTAATTTCATACGTTTGATGGCATCGACTTTCGCGAAGCGGTACAGGTATTCTATGTCCGCTGAAATTCGCTCTTCGACGTTGCCTTGGAACTGGCCCATACGTTTATCTACCCTTGCTAAGAAAGCGTTGACAGCCGACTTCGTGCGCTTCAGTTTTCCGGCTTGCTTTATCAGCGGAAGGGCCAAGTCACGCCATTCAGATGTGAGGTAAAGACCAAGGGCAGGTATGACGGTTGTATCCTTCGGCTCTCTCTTCTTCCTTTTATCGACGAGTATAGCAAATATCTTTAATGTTTTCAATCGGTCTTGTACGTTCATACCTGTACGGCCCTCTTACCATTTGCCAGAAAGTGCCAGCTTTTTGATTTTCTCGAAATCGTTCCTGTCGGCCATGTCTTTTCCAAGGAACTTTTTGACCTTTACGAAGTTTCTACCGACGAACCTTACCATCGCAGAAAACTCTTCTGGGCTACTTCCAAACATACCTATTTGGAAATCAAAACAGTTAATAAAATCGACAGGACCGGCTCGTAATGTGAATAACTTCTTAGCGTAAAGATGCCACCCTTTCGCTGTACCGCCCGTCTCTAGGTTCCTGTAGATCATCGGTTTCACTTTATGATTATGATTTTTGGTAATGACATTCAGTCGATGCCAGATTTCTTCCGGCGTATCATTGAAACCGTAAAGCATATACCAACGGCCTTCGCTTTTCATTCCGTGTTTCGTTATCAGGTCCAAAGTCTTGGTAGCGGCTTTCTCTACACCTTTACTGTCCCAAGAAAACCGAACAACCGGTATTTGTTGTCGGTGTCTTTTGAACAATTCGACAAAGCGTTCATCCTTCGCGAACATTCTACAATCGAGTCCTTGGTTGAAATCGATTGTCATTCCACGCTTGGTCAGTTCGGCTAGAACGCCCTCTACCCAATCGTAACCGCATGCCAGTATGTTATTGTCCATCGAAATAAAATGCGTGTGGCCTGGTGCCAAATAGTTTTTCCAGTGCTCATTCTTGTACAGTTTGCCTTCTATTTTCGGCACGACACACCACGGACATTTCCGAGTGCAGCCACGAGAGGTAAAACCAAATGAGAAGTCCATACCTAATGCCTCGTAGCAGGGCGTCTCATGCTCGAACTCAGATTGGAGGCCCGTAATTACTTCCGCACCGGGAACGTGTTGCTCGAACAGTTCTGGTTTCAGGGTAGCCGTCACACCTCCGATTTTGATTTTCGCTTTTTTGAACTTGCTCTGAAAGGACCGGATGTAGCCGATGTCCTTTTCCAGATTGAAAAGAAAGATCGGAGAAAAACAAATCTCGTCCGGTACGAAATTCTTAGGTGTCCTCTTGCACGAGGTAATTCTTACATCGTTACCGATTCTCTTTTCATACGAATACAGTTTGAGCAGACCGAGTGGTGATGGGAACTGCATTCCCTTGCTCTTCGTTGAGTGATCGAGATGTACTAACAGAGTCTTTGTCATTCGCTTCCCTTACCATTTACCAGAGTTTGCCAGCTCTCTGATTCTCTTGAAATCGTGCTCGTCGGCCAGATCCTTTCCGATGTACTTTTTGACCTTCGCGTGATTCCTACCGACGAATTTCATTAGGTTCATGAATTCTTCAAAGTCCTTTCCGAACAGACCTCTCTGGAAATCGAAACAGTTGATGATGTCAACAGGACCGGCTCTCAGGGTGAACAACTTTTTGGCGTGCGAGTACCAACCGGTTGGAGCCTTACCCGTTGTCAAGTCTCTGTAGATCATCGGCTTGACTTTGTGTCCATAGTCGGTGATAGTTTTTATTCTATTCCAGATTTCTTCCGGCGTGTCTTTGAAACCGTAAAGCATATACCATCGACCTTCGCCGCTGTACTTGTGAGACTTCATCATTTTCAAAGTCTCAAGAGCGGCCTTTGACGAGGCTTTGCTGTCCCACGCAAACCTGATGATGGGCATATGTTTCTTATACTTTTTGAAAACTTTGATGAAGCCTTCGTCTTTTACGAACAGCCTACAATCCAACGCTTGATTGAAATCGACTGTCATGTTTCTTTCTGACATCTCGGATAGAACTTCTTCCATCCACTCTGGCCCGCACGCGAGAACGTTGTTATCTATCGCGATGAAATGCTTGTGACCCGGTGCCAAAGCGTTCTTCCATTTTTCGTTCGTGTAAATCTTACCTTCGATTTTTGGAACGACACACCACGGGCATTTTCTGACGCATCCACGCGATGTAAAACCGAAAGAGAAATCCATTCCCATCGCCTCGTAACAAGGCGTTTCATCGTCAAACTCAGGCTGAAGGCCGGTGAATATTTCGGCCTCTGGAATGTGCTCTTTGAAAAGCTCTGGTCTCATGGTAGCCATTACGCCACCGATTTTGATTTTCGCTTTCTTGAACCTGTTCTGGAAAGCGCGAATGTAACCGATGTCCTTTTCTGCATTGAACAGGAACAGCGGTGAGAAGCAAATCTCATCGGGCGTGAAATCCTTCGGCGTTATTTTACACGAAGTGATCCGCACGTCATCGCCAAGCCGCTTCCGGTACGAGTACAGTTTGAGTAGGCCAAGCGGCGATGGAACTTGCATGCGCTTGCTCTTCGTCGAGTGGTCAAGGTGTACTAACAAGGTCTTCACTTTTCGCTCCGTAGCAAGTCGAGGACTTTTTGCCATGGGTCCGGTTTTCGTTTTTCCAATTCGGCTTCGATGTCTTGTACGAGGTCCGCAGGAATGTCGAGAATCTTACCCGTATCAGTACCGAAGATTGAAACGTCTGTCGGGTTCATACCATCGTTTTCCAGCGTTTTCTTCATCTCGTCAAGATCGATGTCCGAGAAGTCGAACGATTCCATCACCTCGTCGAAGTCGAGCTTTGCGTCTTTCATGTAGTCCGTGAGGCTTGTGTCGGACATCTTTCCGTACTGACTTGTGATTGCAAGTAGCTTGTGCTTCGCCTCTTTCATGGACTTCGCTTCTACCCATATCACGGGGAGCTTTGGAACTTCGTGTCCCTCTTCGCCTAGACGCGCAATGGTTCTATGGCGTTGATGTCCGTCGAGCAAATAATGTTTTCCAGCATTACGCCAGATAAAAAACGGTGCCGAGAAACCGTACTTGAGAATTTCCTTACTGAGCTTTTCGTAATTCTCTTCCGACAGGCTTTTCAATTCACCCTGGAATGGCACCATTTCGTCGAGGGCGAGTACGTCCGCGCCCTTGCATTTGATTCTGATTTTCGTTGTCATTTTTCAACCTCGTCGTCTGGAAATTGGGCAGATGGATGTATGAGCGCATCGGCCAGCGGGTCGATGCCAAGCTCGATACCAAGGCTATGCAACAGTATCTTCTCGATCTTCTCGAATGCGTTACCGTCATCGGCCTTTGCTACCGGTTGCTTTGGCACTTGTCCGGAATTCGGTGCGACCGTTCCCGTTTGTTGGTTTCCTGCTGTAGCTCCTGCGAGACCGACGAGAGTAAGGGAAAGTGGAATGTCAGGATCGAAACCGTGTTTGTCTTTGTCGTATTTCGGTATCTCACGTCCGAGAACATCGCTCATAACTTCGACTGCGAGATTCGGAGATACCGCGCCCGCCTTGTCGGTTCCAAGAATCTTCACAAGGTCTTGGTCGTTCGTGACGTTCGCGCTGTTCGACTTGAACGTGTGGTGCTTCATGTTGAATTCGGTTCGCAAGAAACGATTCATCCATACATCGAAGTCACCGCGCTCTGGGCTGAACACTTGCTCATCCGCGAGCTTCCGGCTTTCCTGTGCGGTCGAGCGGTTGTAGTCTTCCGACTTGCCAACGAAGATCGGGGGCAACCGAAAAGACCGGCGTACCTTTTCGCCGTTGTTCTTGTCGTAATCCTGAAAGAGTTGGTCTTCTTTCTGTGCGCCCGACACATCTTTGATTTCCATCTTCATCGTGCCGGGGTTGATCTGTCCTTCTTCTGCGGGTTCGGCCTCGATGATAAGGACGCTTGAGCGGTTACTGTTGCCCGCTACACGGGTTTCGATGAACTCTTCGACACGCTTTACACTGTCGCCTGTGAGCTGTCCGTTAGACACCAAGATAATCATGGAAGGAATGTTATTGTTCTCGAACGTCACGAAGTTGATTTCGTCCGCGCTTCGGGAACCGTATATGCTAAAGAGGTTTCCGATGAATCGCGGTAAGCAATACGGCGTTCGCGATGACTTGATGGCACCGAAAGTCTTGGCCGAATTCGCATACGGCTTGCTCACTTTCGTGCCGTCTTTCAGTGTTCCGTTCGTGACGGCTTGACCGGTCTTCGGGTCGATGTCCCGTGGGTCTCCCCACTCTTTCAAATAAACAATTTTCTCGGCTACCTTGTGTGCGATGCGACGAAAACGTTTCTTGAAACGCCGCTCTTCCATTTTCTTGGTAGACTTGTTGTAATACTTGATACGAGCTTCCGTGAACTCCTTGTCCATCTTGGTCCAGCGGGCAAGGTGCGGTTCGATTCGCATCAAGGAACTCACACCGGCTTTCTTAGCATACGGTATGATTTCCCACCAGCCATCACCCGTCTCTTCGGTGTCCTGGCGTGTCATCTTTCTCAGCTTGGTAATGTCCTCGTCGAAGTTCACGTTGTCGAGAAACCCTTCGAGGTTTCCACGCTCTGCTAGAACTTCCTTTTTGATCGCAGCGGTTCTTTCGGCTTCGTCCATGGCCGTCTCTACCAGGCGATACCCGAACCCGTCGATGTTCGTAACCATCGCATCAACGCACTGTCCAAGCTCTGTATTATTTTCACGAAGCGTGGAAAGGTGGAGCGTCGGGTACGGTGGGTGAATGATATTGCCGTGACCGCTGAACGCCGGGTCTTGCTCCATCTGTTGTGATTGCTCTTCGCCAAGCGCCCTGACAATGGTGGCTTTCAGAACCTTCATGTTTTCGTGACTTTGCTTGGAACCGCTACCCGCTACTTTACCGACTGCGGTTACGCTTCCCTTTGATGCGCTGTCGACCTTTGCTGGTACGGCTGACGCCGATAGTTTCGCCGGTGCTGGTTTCGTTTTTCGAGCCATGCTTTTCTCCGTCGTTGGTGTTCCCGTCGTGAACATTCAAATTACATTTAGGATACATCGCTTTCTGACATCCTTCAATATCATATTACGCCGAACGTTTTTCGTGGCTTTCTCATTCGCAGGAACGACCCCATTACCGCGAAGTCCAGAGCGTCGAACTCATCGTCGTGTTCCGCGTCTGGAAATGCTATCAAGTTATCTGTAAACTCAGCCACGCCGTATTTTGGAAAGTACATGAGGCCGTTCTCGAACTTGGCAGAGAGCCGCCACGCCCGTACCACCTTGTCCTTGTGGGTCCAGAACGGTTTCACTGGTACGTCTGTCAACGCTGCAAGAATTTGAGCTTGCGAATCCTGGTACGCGTTCGATTCGATGAAGACCCGTAACGGGTGGTACTGGTCGCTCTTCTGTCTTATCTTCGAGAAGGTCTGCAAGAAAGACAGGCGTTCGTGGAACATGTCGATCAGAAACATTTGACCGAATTCGTTTTTACCAATTGTCGCAATCGCAACGAAATCGGCACTTTCCTTTTGAGATATGGCGAGGTCAACGCCCATGAAAATACGAAGGTCCGGTGGTATGATTTCATAGTGTTTGATGTGCTCATACTTGAATATTTTACCTTCCATTCCATCGGTATTGTTCTGATAGCCCGCATCGAAGATGATCTTGCCAGACGTGCGCCGCTTGGCCTTCAGCCATTCGATACTCAACTTTTCTTCCCAAATCGATTCGCCGTTCGGTCGTATCGCCGGGTAGATATTGTAAACGAAATCCATTTCGCTTGGATTGCTAATCGGCATGCGCTTACCGTCTTCACCTCTAACGGAGGAAACGGAAATCAGGTACTCGTACAGGTCGTTCGGGTAATACCGTGTACCATGACCCCACATCCGGCCACCGGGTTCGAGTGTCGGGTCGAGAACTTTGAGATACCATATGCGGAGTTTTTCGCGCTGCAATTCGGTGCGCGAATTCTCTTCGTCTACGAGGTCGTCGAACAGTATCAAATCATAGTGACGACCGACGACAGCGCCGCCAACACCGAGACACGTAATGTTCGATTCCTTTGCGAAGATTTTACGTTCCTTGACGTTGATCTCATCGTTGGACCACTTGTTACCCTTCATGTTGCCGAACATCATGATAAACTTTTCATTCGATTCCATGTGATTGACAATCTCACGCAGGAATACTTCGGCTTGGGTTTGAGTGTTCGACGATATGAGGATTCGTATATTTGGGTTTCTCAGTAGCTCGTAGAGGGCGCGTGCTGCAACGAGTGCAGTTGATTTACCAACACCACGAGGTGCGAGTACGAGTGTTCTGTAATGCCTTTCCTGTCTGCGGAGCATGAGGCGGTGGCACTGTGCTACCTGATAGCCAAGGACTTCCTTCATCAATATACATACGCGCTCATACGCCGGGATGTCATCGCCTAGTATCAGGTCGCGTAGCTCATCGACTTCGGCAGAGCGCAACATATTTAATGCGCGTTCGTCCTCTTCTCTTTCTTCAAGTGCCTTGTCGATGTCGGGCGCTTGCTCTGTGTCGTGCGCCTCACTCATGTGCGAATTTCCACCTTCTCCAAACGCTTGCCAAGCGCGGCGTTCAGCAGACCACTGAGTGTGATTCTACCGTTCGTCTTGCCGTCTTTCGCAAGCTGATTGTTCTTGATGGTAACGTATAACATCGCCTTGTTCTTTAGGTCGATGTCCATGTTGAATGTGGTGGGTACTGTTTTATTCCCCTTGGCCCTTGTCATTGTTTCCTCCATTCGTATTGCCGTATGTAGATAAATACAGCAATAGAATGTGGAATGTCAAGGAGAGTGTTTCACGGTGGGCTGTGACGCGGGAGTACCGGTCGACCTCGCCATGCACTAACGAGGTCGACCGGAGAGAGGAACCGCCTAGAATTCGATAGGCGGTAACATGGCTGGTGGTAGGTGCTTTGCGAGACTTACGAAATTGTGAATGAATTGTCTTGCGTGCTCTTCCGTTGCGTACAAGGTGCTGGTCAGGTCGTAGCGGTCGACACCGACACGTTCGCCGCGCCTGATGGCGGGCCAGTGTGGGACCGCTTCGGGTTTCTCGTAGAGCTTCCAGTGGTGTCGCTCTGCATCGAAGGTGCGGACGTGTGATTTACCAATCACGCATCGGTCGCGGTTCTTCATCGTCCTACCCCACTTGAGAGCCCAACCGTACACCTTGCCGCCGCTGAACCCTATGATGTGGACGATGGAACCGTTTTCGCTGACGGCATCGAATTCGTGTTTGTTCATCTCCCATATGAAGCCGAGAGGAACCCACGTTTCGTCGTTGCCAAGGTTATACTTTTCTTGAATCGAATCTGTGTTCACGTTGCCTCCTTTCATAGCATTGCGAGAAATTCGTCTTCGGTGATGACTTGTACGTTTGCGGCGGTCGCCTTCTTGAGCTTGCTACCAGGCTTTTGCCCAACGATGAGGTAGTCCAGAGACTTACCGAAACCTTTCGGTTCGCCACCGTGTTCTCGTATGAGTCCTTCGTAGTGCGAGCGCGGTTCTCGAAGCGAACCGGTGATGCAGAACTTGAGGCCGGTGAGCTTCTGTTCTCCACGGTGTTCGGTGCGGCCTGTGGTCCCTAGTGAAGCGAGGGTTTCAACGGTCGGTAACTTGAGCCGCAAACCCGTCCACATCCGTTCGGCCAAGGTGTCTCCGATACCGTCGAGCTTTTCGAGGTCGATTTGAGAGAGCTTGTAGAGGTCTTGAAACGTCTCACACTTGTGAGCCTTGATTGCGTAGTTCCAAACGGTCGAGCCGATTTCTTGGACGTTCAGAGCGCCCATGAACACGTCGAGTGGAATCTCTTTGAACACCTGAAAGGCAAGGATTTTACGAGCCGTGTGAACGCTGACACTACAGGCGTGCATCACATCGCGGTCGGTCAGATTGTAGAGCTTCAGGAGGTCGCCGTAACCCTTACTTGGACAGTCAATACCCGAACACCGAAGGAACGCACCCTCTCGTTTAGTGGGACCGCTACAGATAGGACACTCCGTAGGAACGAGGTCCATCACATCGTACAGGGTGCGCTCTTCTTCCTCTGCCGTGAGACTGCGTTCGACGTGCGGTATGACATCACCTCTACGGCTTACTATCACCCGATCACCGGGTATGATTTTCATCTTCTCCATGCTGTTCAAGTTGTGCAGTGTCGGTCGCTTCACTGTTACGCCAAGGTCGACCGGTTCGATTACTGCCATAGGGGTCATGGTCCCGTGAGTTCCTTCCATACTCCACTCGATTTCGTTGAGCGTGGTTTCGGCTTCTTGGTAAGGGAACTTGACACAGACCTTGAAGCGCGGCCTCTTCTGGTTGTCGTGTCCAAGCTCGACCTGATGAGTTGCACCGTCAACGCACAGCACCAGGCCGTCCACATCGAAGTTGATTTCGGCCCGCATGTCAAGTGCCTTGCCGTATTGATACACAAGCTCTTCAAAGGTATGGATAACGCTGTATTCCACGTACAAGAAGCCGAACGCGTTCAGGTCGTCGAATACCTTTTTCTCGTTCCTCTCTATGCCGTCATAGATACCGTAATACATGAGGGTGAGATATTTGCAGTTCCTACCGTCGAGCGCCTTCGCAGCGCCACACGCTCCGTTCCGCTTGTTCGCATATGGGTTGCGGTCCATCGTCTCACCGATGTACGAATCGTAATCATCCTGTGTCATAACGATTTCAGCGGACAGGTCGCCGGTCATCGGTCTGTCAAGTTTCGGCCTTACGTTCTGCATCTTCAGGACGTTCCGCGTGATGTCTTCACCGTACTCTTCATCGCCCTTGGTAACGGCTCTCACAAGGTTCCCGTGGTTATAGGTCAGTCGAATGCTGATACCATCGTACTTCCAACTCCCTGTCAGTAGCGGCGTTCCGGCCTTCGAGTACCACACGCGAAGCGCGGTGAAGTCTTGGTTTCCCTCGTCGTCGAAGGTCGGAACCTTGTCCAGCGAAGCCATCGGCCTTTCGTGCTTCGCCTTCTCCCACGGGGAGTTCAGAGGAATGGTTGAACTATTTGCGTTTGCGCCGTACCGCTTGTCGTACTCCTGATCGGTCATGATCGGCTTTTCCTCTGCGTATGCGTTGTCTGCGTCTTTCTTTTTTACGAATCCCATCGTCGTCTACTCCTATCATTGATTTGATTTGTCCGAACCATCCTTCGTGCGGCTTACCGCAGAGGTCGCAGAACGGTTCGATTGTAAAAACATGTTCACAGCTCATGCGTTTCTCCGTAGTCGATGCGGTAGCGAGTTCCCCGCGTTCCCTTGTGCTGCATCCGTTTCATCAGTTCGACCTCTGCGCGTTTCCGCACGAGGTCTTCCCAACCGGGCGTTCGCTCGATGTCCTTGATGTCCAGTAGAAAGAAATGTCGACCGAACGCGTGAACGATTACGGCCTCACCTCGAACAACTTGAGCTTTCTGTTTCAGTGTCATGTTACAGCCCGAATATTTCACACCGTCTACGCGCACCCGCGCACCCGCACGCGAGCGCATGCGAGGTGCTATGTTCTCTTCTTTAGTCCGCTGTGCTTTGTGTGCTTCGGCTCTGTCGAGCGTTTCGATTCTGGCCCGTTGCTCGTTGGTGAGTTCGTCGCCGGTCGCTTCAACCTCGTCGTAAAAGTCATCTAAGAAAGGAACCGTTTTACCTATCGGGTTGATGAGCGAACCGCCGCAGTCTAGACTTACGAAGAGCTTACCGCTTCTGCGGTTTCTGTAAAAGTCCACACCGCTCTCCTATTCGCTGTCGTCTGTGATCCCCTTGCGCCTTATGTTGCAGTCGTTCAGGTCGACCGTCCAATCGGGCACGTATTCGCGTGTCGAGAATCCTTGGTTGAGCCAGAGTCCACCGTTCATGACTGTCGGGTGATGTTTCTGATCGAACACGATTGCCTGTCGCGTGATGTAAAGGCCGGTGTCCTTACTTACATGCGGATAACCGCCAACCTCGACCACGTTGTCGAAATCCGGTATGGCCTTTTCGTACAGGCCGATGGTGTAATCCCGTTGATGTTCGGCCTTCTCAAACACTTCGTCTATCTGTTCTTTGGTTAGGTTCGCCATGTCGTTCTCCCGCGAGGGCGCACGCGGGCGCATGCGCCCGCGTATGACCTCTTGTTAGGCTGCAATTCTCATGTCCTCGAATTGCCTGTCGATCTTCTGACCGTACTGGATTCGTGCGTCTATGCTTTCGACGTTGTGTGTGATAACCGCTGTCATCACGTTGTAAAAATCGTATTGCGACTTGTGTTCGACCTGTCCTTCAATGCTCACACCAGCATGAACCCACGCTTCTGCTTTCTCCAAATGTTTCAGAGGGATGATTTTTTCTTCCTTCCACTCGCCGATCTGTTCTATCATGGCGGCGGGTAGCATTGGGACTTCTTCGTATCGTTTGAACCGCTCTACGAACTGGTCACGATAGAAGTGAATTCCGTCTTCAACCAAGCGGCTGATTTCGTCAAGCTCTACACCCTTTGTGTGTCGGTGATAATAGCCGCCTTCGCGGTCCATACTCACCATTCCGTTTGTACAGATAAGCCGCTCGCCACCGTATATCACACGAAAGCCGGTCGAGCCATCATAGCTGTTATCGGCGAACAATTTGAACCGCACGACATCACCGACTTTCGGAGTGATCGGTTCTTCGATTCCTGGGAACGAATAGTCCATGTGGATTCTCGCACCGTCATTGTAGCTCAACAGTTTTTCCTTGTATTCAATTCCGAGCTTGTCGAGCGCACCGTGTATGCGGTGGATGATTTCGTCGTGTTGAATGATGTGATATTTCGGTGTGACAATGTTGAACACTCGGCTGTCCTCCATGTCCACCACCGCGTTCCATCCTTCGAGAGCTGCACCGATGTCATTGATTTTTGCGATGTCCACGAGCTTGGCTTTCGGGACTTGAATCAATGAGGTCTTCTCTTGTCCGGGTTGCACTACAGGCGTGATGTCGATTATGTTGTTTTCTGCCATGTCGTTTTTCCTCCTTGGGGTTGATGTGTCTGGCGAGCGCGTCCACCATGCCCTGTCGTGTATCACTTGAGGCCGTAAGGCCAGCGAGACTAACGAGGGCGCGTAATGTTTCGTCGCTCTGACTTTCGATGTCGTTCATTGTCGGTCTACTCATGCTGTTTTCCTTTGCGGTGTGCTCACCGTGTGCATGGTCAGCATATCGTAGAAGCCGCGACGAACGCGAGGTTTGGGTTCTGGTGAGTGTTCAAAGTAATAGCGTGCGACCTGTTTAGAATCGCGTGGCTCGACCTGAACGACCGGGTTGATGAGCTTGCACCCTTCGCGATAGGTGAGGACGCCAAACACGCCGTAACACCGCTCACAAAAGAATACACCGCTCGAACCAGGCTTGGCCGTACCCTCTCCTTTACATAACGGACAGTTCATATGGAGCCTTCTCAGACGCGAAAAAGGGAGCGCGAACGCTCCCTTTTCAAGTCCTGTTGTCTGTGGTTCAATACATACGGCTCTACTTTACGGTCGAGGCCACGAGCTTCGCATTCAGTGCGGCGGTCTTTCCTTTGACCACATTCAGAGCGTCCATCAACTCAGTACGCTCTGTTTCGAGTTCGGCCAGTTCGTCCATGAGCGGCTTGTTCTCTTCTGTCCCGATGAGTTCGAGCCATGATTTTTCGCTTACCAGGTTCGCTTCGATGACTTCGAGGGTGTCCGACTGTTCGACATAGGACACGACCGGTTGAACGCTCATGGGGTCTTCTACAGCGGCGGTCTTGAGGACTTCGAGAGCTTTGTCGAAACCCTCGACCGTTGCGACCTTGAATCGATCTGCTTTGATATTCTTGATGAAAATCACGACCGTTGCGGTTGTCATGTCGATCATTCGATTTCCCGGTTTGAACCCCTTTTTGGCTCTGAACGTTCTGACCTCTCGCCATTGCTGGCGGGTGATATCTGTCATTTTGCCGGTGTAAGTCGCAGGGTCGAATTTCTCGCCGGTCGCGGTCTCTTCATTATGCTTTGCGGCGGCGGTCGCCAGTTGCTCGTCAGCGGTCGGTTGAGCGGTCTCGGTCTCGGTCTCGGTCTCGGTCGTCGTTTCAGCGGCGGCGGTCTCGGTCGTCGTTTGAGCGGCTTTGGTCGCCAGGTCAGCGGCGGCGGTCGGTTTCGCCTGTGGTGCGGGTTTCAGTTTGGTGGTTTTTCTGCTCATGTCGTCTATCTCCTTTTAGGGTTGACTTGAAATCGTCCCATCAAGCGGCCTCTGGTCGTCGTGAGACGGTCTAGGCTCTGAAAGCGGCCACTCGTCGGGGTCTAAAGATAATCGGCTCTGAGCGCCCTCACGAGGACGAACAGAGCGTGTATATACCGTGGTTTAAATGGTATGTCAAATTTATTCGAGAGAGGGTTTAACCCACTGTTTTCAAACGAAAAAAAAGACGCTCCAAATGGAGCGTCTTTCTTTATCGAGCTGTGTTGTCTGGCGTTCATGCGGCGGCTTGGTTGTAGGTGTCGGCGAGCTTGTTGTAAGCGGCGGTCGCGTTGTCGGTGTCGGTGAGACACGCTTGCACGGAGAGTTTCAGTTGAGCGGCACGGGCGAAGGTCGAGCGGCGCAAACCACTGTTCGTTGGGAGCTTCTGAGCGACTGTGTGCAAGCGGTCGATGCAGGTTTCGAGGTCTGTGATGGCTTTGTCTTGGCCGTCAAGAAGATTGATGAGAGTAGAGAGCTTGCGACCGGTGAGGTTTGCGGCGGCGGCTTCGATGCGGTCGGTGATGCGGTCGTGTTGAGCGTTGACGGCTTCGAGCGTTTGGCGTGCTTTGCGCTCTGCGACGAGGTGTTGATTGACGAGAAGGTATGCAGCGAAGCCGATTTCGTTGAGCGTGCGAGCTGTGAGGTCCGTACCATCGACCGTAAAGCAACCGGGTTTCTGTTGAGTGATCGAAACGCCCCATTTTTCGTTGTTGTAATGGCCGTTGCCATCGGAGACGACTGACAACCGGCCTTCGTGGCCGATTTTATAGGTCGTGGCGGCGGGTGCGGCGGGTGCGACAGGGGCAACGGGTGCGGCGGCGGCGGCTTGGGCGGCGGTGCGCTTGGCGACGATATTGTGGTAGAACTTGTTGAGGCCAGCGAAATCGGACTTGGACACATCGGAGCGGTCGCGGAAGTTGTAGCGTGCGAGGACTTCCAACCAGAGAATCATGTGGAGAATGGCGACGAAACGTGGTGGGTTGCTGATGAGGGTTGCGACTGTGTAGGCTTTGCGGGTTGTCATTGTGAAACTCCTTGGTTTGTGGCCCGTTGGCCGTTTTGTTGTCGTTTGCTCTCTCGACTGTACTTCTATTATACCAAGCCTAGATTGTAATGTCAATCATACAAAGTCGATAGGGTATGGAAATCGTACAAACGGGTGTTATCCCTTGGGTTTTTCACGTTCCAAAAATGGAAGAAATGCTAGAAGAATGCAGGCTTTCGGCTAGTTATCGGCTGTGGTACATGACTGGCAATAGTTTACGAGGTCTTCATATGGGATACCCGTGCAGCGGTGGAGTGACACGAGGGTACTTACTTTTATATCCGTGTTCTTCCCGTTTACCAACGAGTTGATGTGGTTATAAGAAACCCCAACACTACGCGCTAGGCTCTCTTGACTGGAATTGTTCCTATTGAGCCAGGAACGGAGCGGATTGAATGACGGTTTTCCCATGGTCTCTGTCCTCCGTGTCTATCAGCCTTCACAGGCGATGAAAAGGACATGATACCCTATCGACAATGCAAAATCAACCCAATACTTTCGACGGGCCAGAAAGCCTTGTGTCGCCCTAGTATCAACCCGTTCAAGACCTCTCGAAAAGTATAATTTTAGGTTGACTATACAATATATATAGGGTATCATTTCCCGATTGCTTTCGTGTGACACTAAACAGGAAAGCGAATGATGTAACACAATGACGAACTAATGAAAGGACAGAACGAAATGGGATTCGTAAAGAAATCACCAACCTCGAACGACAATCCAGAAAAACAGCTCTTGGCAGTCGTGAGCCGCATGGCACTAGGCGAAGCTCTAGCCGGTGCGGTTCTCGTGAAAGAAGCGATGCGTATTCATATCCTCGGTGATGTCGATGGCTTAACGGTTGTGGCCGATACGCCTTCCGGTTCTATGTTGACCTACACCGAAACCATCGAAGCGGAGAACACCGGCAAGGGCCGTACAGCGGTGGACACAAAGCTATTGACCACTTACGTCAAAGCTCTTCCGAAGGGTGGAACCGTTGAGCTGTCCCTGACACAGAGCGATAAACTGAGAATCGAACACAGCGATGGGCCGAAGACCGATCTGAACACCGTCGAACTCGAAGAGCCTGAACTCATTCCTATTCGTGGCGGTCTTGCGGTCGTCGATGTGAAGGCGTTCAATCTGGCAATCGACCAAGTTCTGTTCTCCGTTAGCACGGACGAAAGCAGACCCTATTGTACGGGTGTCTTTTTTGAACCCGGTGATGGTCTGGTGAAACTGGTCACGACCGATGGACACCGGCTTTCCTCGAAAGACTTACCGCTCACTCTTGGCAATTTCGGAGAGAACGGAATCGTACCCGAACCGTTGTTAAAGCTCACAGCCAAGGCGTTCAAGGGCAATGTCGCAATCGGAATGCAAGTCACGATAGACGAAGAGGAAAAGTTCGACATCGAAACCAAACAGAACAAGACGGTCGAGTACGAGGTCAAGTGGTTCGTTGTGACCAATGGTAAACGGACAGTGTACACGAAAACGATTGTAGGTAAGTTCCCGAATTACAACTGCGTGATACCTGATCCAAGTCGCTGCAAGGGAGCACAGGCCGACAAGAAAGCATTGCTCGACTGTATCCCGCGCTTGAAGGTGACTGCAGACGATAATATGAACATACGTTTCTTCTTCAACCGCTCCGAACTCACCCTCAAGACAAACGATCCAGACAGGGGAACGAGTACCGAATACATCGACCTCGTGAACTCGACCTTCGATGAATGCCTGTTGGGTTACAACCTCGTTTACCTCACCGATGCACTCAAACACATCAAAGGTAGAACGGTGAAACTCGAATCGACGGAGTGTGGACGGCAACCGCTGCGAATAACTGATACGAGCGATGACACGGTTCTCTATGTTCTCATGCCGGTGCGAATCGTAGTCTAAGAAGGGAGCGTGAAATGATCGACATCCACGACCTTACAGATGGTGACATTGTACGCAACTGCAAAAGCAATCTGGCCTATGTCGTCCACTGTCAGGACGGTAACGCCGATACCCTGTTAGTGAGAACGACACGGTTACAGGCCAACACCATTGACAAATGGGAGACACCGCAGGGTGGGCCGGTCCCACTGAACATGCTGAAACTCTTGCAGATCGGCGACACGCTCTATCATCGAGAGTCGAGCCGAACGAGAATCCCCTATGTGATGGTTAACTACCAAGGGAAAGAGCCGATCATGGTTCGCATACTCCGCGTCAACTTCGAGAGTCATTGGGATTTGGTATGCAAGAGTAAATTCATGAACGGGCGATGGGTCCGACCGAAAGGATGGAACTGATGAATGGATATGCAATCATACACGGCCTGTGTATCACCTGCGGCAAGCCTATTTCGTTTCACCCTCATAAGGTTCCGAGCGTTCGTGTTGGCGGTGAAAGAGAACCGGTTTGCCGCACATGTATTGAGAAGGCGAACCCCGAACGAATCAAGAACGGCCTCGAACCGATCACAATCCAAGACGGCGCGTATGGAGCGTGCAGAGAGGAAGAGTTATGAGCGGCAAACATTTCCTGAAACGCTGTAGAGCCTGTCAGAAGCCGATGGGCCAGTTTCAACAACCGGCGACCGAGTACGAAATCGTGTGGGGCGTATGCGATGAGTGTAGGCTGTCAGGCGTGTATATCCCGCAACTCAAGGACAACGAGGTCCACTGTTCGTTCTGCGGCAAGCCTACCGACTACACCGGAACCCGCTTGTGCAATCCGTGTTGGGAAAGCGAGAAGGGTTTGGACACCTGGCTACGATACCCGGAAGCAAGGCATCACACGTCGAAACTACTTCGTCAGCACATCGACATCAACGTAGACCAATTCGTAATTTTCAGCCGTGACCACATCGCAGAGTACAACCGAGTGCAGACCGTTCACAAGCGGGTCTTGATGCTACTCGATGAGCGGGAAGAGGCCGAACGAGAGAGTCATTGGGAGCACGACAACGCTATAAGAGCCAGTTGGTATTCCGAACTCGTCGACCGTCTTGCAGAAGTCATGAAGTGGGAACCCCGCAAGAGGCATGCTGTACCCGCACCAGAGAGGAAAGGAGAACCAAATGGTCAAGCGTGAAGTCACATTCCACGTCACCGCGAACCTCAAAGAGCTTATGGGACAGGACATGCAAGGCATGGACGAGGACGAAAAGGAAGCCTACGCAAGCGGAATCGGCAAACGATATTTCATGCTGTGCGAAGAGCTTCAGAAGTTCAAGGCCGGTTCTGAACGGTATCATTTCGCAATGGCTCTCATCGAGAAAGCCTTTGATGGCAAGTCTAAGAAGGATTGGCCGTGTAAGAAGGGTTGCTGCGAATGCTGTAAAATGTTGGTCACTATCTCGTGGAGCGAAGCCGCGATGCTGGCCGATTACATGTTACGCCTACGGCAGACCGCACCGCAGATGGCAATGATAACTATCAGTGAACTCCTTGCTATGCGCCGCCTACCGCGTGACCCCGACGATTGGTATGGACTTCCAGAAGGCGACCGGACTTGTCCTTTCTTAGATGAACGCCGTGGCCTCTGTCGCGTGTACGCAAACCGTCCGCTTGCTTGTCGCTCGTACTACGTTATCACAGACCCTTCGCTCTGCGAGTTGAAGAAAGAGAAAACGGTTGTCGGCGTGGTCGGGAATGCACTGGTCGAGCTTCTGTTCTCCGCTCTGAACAAGGTCGAGGGAACCGGCTCGATGGCTGACATGATTGTACGAGAGCTTGGACACAAGGGAGGTTTGGTATCATGAACACGAGAGAAACAGAAAACGCAATTCTCAACCTCGCAAGACGGACGACCGACACCGGTTTCAACGTCCGATTGCTCACTCAGCTCTACGGAGTAAATCGAGACAAAGCGTGGTCCCTCCTCAGTCGGATGGTTAAGGCCGGTGCCTTGATAAGTCCCAAGCGCGGCCTCTATCAGCTCCCAAAGGGCGTTGAGCAAGGCAACCTCAGAGCCTCCAAGGAATTTTTCGAGAAAGCCTTTGAGGGTTATGACGTGCCGAAAGACCTCCGAACCGCATCCGAACGAATCGTTGCATCATATGGTATCAGAGGGATATGCGACCCGATGTACATCACGAATGTCATCGCGAACGAAATCGGACGTGGTGACGGCCAAGGCAATTTTTATTCGGACATCGAAGCCTGGAAAGACGCTCTGCAACAGAAACACAAGGACTGACATGCCATACCTCCAAATCACTACCGTCTGTAACATGACGTGCGCTCACTGCTGCTTCGATTGTAGCCCGGTCGGTGAACATATGCCATACGATGTGTGGAAACGCATTCTAGAAATCAGCCCGGTCTATGTCACCATCGGTGGCGGCGAACCGACATGCCACCCACACTTCTGGGACATGCTGTACGAAGCTCTGGACGCGGGTAAGCAAGTATGGATGACGACGAATGGCAAGCGTACTGATGACGCTCTGCGACTTGCCGAAGAGGTACACCACCGCAAGAACAAGCTCACCGTCCTACTCTCGCAAGACCAATACCATGAACACGTTGACATGGAAGTGATCGAGGCGTTCGACCAAAAGTCTTTCGACGTGGACATAGAGAGGAATCAAGTAGCCCTCATCCGTAACAAATACATCGGTATCAACGGCGCGGGCAACAAAAGCCTTGTACGCACAGGGCGTTCCGAGCGCGGCGACGAAACGAAATGTATCTGTCCGACGAATATGGTGAAACCGAATGGCGACGTTCACGAATGTGGATGCATCGGCGCGAAACGCCTTGGTAGCGTGATGCTCACGATGCCAAAGTTCATTCCTTTGCCGGGTGAATTCGACGAAATGCCAGACATAAACCTCACATACGAACGGCCTATCGATTACCTTGGCGGTGCCTCGTGTAGCTTCGGACTCGAAACCACATTCAAATCGAAAGAGGAAAAACACATATGAGAAAACCCAAAGTGCATGTCGACGAACAACGGAACAACCGCATCGCTCTCGTTGTGCTGTGCGGCAGACGCAACACACCGCGAATGAAAACGACAACCAATCCCAAAACCGCAACGTGTCTAAGCTGTCTTATATCTCACCACAAGCGAAACCGGGAACACCTTGCGATGCACGCAGAGGGAAACCTATTCGCCAACTATCAATGAGGTGAAATATGAAACCCGTCACCCTACTTCGTAACACGGTCTTGCGGGCGATAGATGAAGCCGCTGAGACGACCCATTGCCCGCACGCTAGAGCCGCCGCTAAAGAGGTCCACGGGCTTTTCTCGACCTCGACCGGCAACCGCTTCGAGGTCGGTCTCGTAATCGCTAGGATCGCAGAGGCCGCCGCAGCAAACCAGCACCTCGAAACCGCAGAAGAGGCAAACCTTGAACGAGCCGTAGCAGAGGCGAAAGCCGATGCACTCGAAGGGAGCGATG